GACATGGACATTATGTATGAAAAAATCTTACATGCAGTGATTGAAAGATATTACAGTGCAATGGATTGGCAAGCTCGTAGACCAACAGAACAAACATGTTGCGATTTATTTGATATTTTTGGTTGAAATCGGATTGATAGACTATAAAATAATAAGTATGCAAGAGCAAAATAAAAAAATCGTATTCGTTGATAGTATTGGTCGCACCATTCTTGGAGTTCTTTTAGAGGAAAATGATAATACCGTAAAGGTACAGAATCCAACGATGATCGTTGTTCAACAGACGGTCACTAATCAGTTGCAAGTTCAACTTATGCCACTTTTCTTCCAAGAGTTTATTGACGTCTCTACGAGAAAAGATGGAACAGTTTTTGAATATCTCAAAACAAATATTACCAAAATTATTGATTTGAATGTTGACCAATCTCTATTAGATCACTATAATAGAATTTTTAATCCTTCCCCAATTATCACACCAGCAAGTTCTGAAACCCCTGTAATCCGTTTGTTTGAAGATTAATTTTATATGAGCAATACTCTTTCTAAAGAAGAAGTAGATGTGTTGTCTCTCTTAGATGAAGGCAATCCATATGCTACTTATCTAAATAAATCCACATTATCTACCGTCCAAGGCTGGATCGATACAGGGTGTTACGTTTTAAATGGTATTATTTCTGGTCGATTTAAAGAAGGTGGGATACCTAAAGGCCGGGTCACATTATTATACGGTGAATCAATGGTAGGTAAATCATTGTTTATTCAAAAGATTTTAGCTAACGCTCAAAAACAAGGATTAATTCCTGTAATTTTTGATTCGGAAAATGCTATTGATCCTGAAGGTGCTGCTCGTCTTGGATTAGATACTTCTCGTGTAAAATATGTTCCTATCTTTAATATTGAAGAATGCAGGAACCAATTATATAAGTTTCTAACAGGTGTAAAGGAACGTGGCATGCAAGGTAAGTTTATTGTTGCAATTGATTCTCTCGCAAACTTAGAATCTCAATTAGAACAAGCTCGAATGGAAAAAGAATCTACTAGTGCGGATATGGGAACTAGAGCAAAAGCGGTAGGATCGTTGCTTAGAACTGCAACGCAATTATCTGCATTAACTAATACTTCCATAATTGCATCAACACATGTTTATGAAGATCCTGCTGCATTGCACCCAACACTTATTAAAAATGTGCCCGGTGGTAAGAAAGTTGTATATTTGCCTAGTGTAAGCGTTCAATTAATGCGTAAACCGTTAAAAGAAAACGCGCAAGAGCTAAAAGGTGTGACAGAAGAGACCGCTGCTTTACAGCGCAATTATGTTGGTGTATTAATCCGCGCACTTACAGCTAAAAATCGTTTTATTAAACAATACCTTGAAGGTGATATTTATTTATCCTTTAAATCAGGTGTAGATAAATATTATGGATTATTAGAACTTGCAGTAGCATTAGGCGTTATCGTCCAAACTGGTTCAACATATACATTTAACGGAACTAAATTAGGCTATGCAAAGAACTTTGCAAAGGATATTAAGTTCTGGGAAGGCATTTTAACACAAATTGAAGAAAAAGCACAAGAAGCATGGGCTTATTCATCATCAAATACTCCAATTGAGGAGGATATTTATGATGAAGAAGAGGAAACTGAATAAAATCATTAAATGAATAATAAAATCGTGTTAGGCGTTTCAGGCGGTGCTGACTCCAGCGTGTTATTGCATTGGGCAGCCACCAAATTTGATGAAATTCAAGCAATTACATTTAATTACGGTCAACGTCATATTAAAGAACTTGAATGTGCAGTCAAACAATGTGAAAGCGTGAGCAAAAAGGTAAAAAGTTTACACCATTCCGTTATTGATGTAGGATTTATTCGTCATATTGCACCGACAAGTTCATTAACTAATAATAATATTGATACACCAAGCGTAAAAGACATAAGAGGTGAAGCCCAGCCAAAGACTTATGTACCGAATAGAAACATGATCTTTCTAAGTATTTTAGCAGCTCGAGCAGAAGCTATCGGAGCTACTACTATATGGCATGGTGCAGCACAAGCAGATAGTTTAGCAGGTTATTGGGACGGAGACACCCCGTTTATTGAAAAAATGAATAGTATTCTTTCGTTAAATCGTGAGAATAGAATTACAGTTGAGGCTCCACTTATCACGATGTCGAAAAAGGATATTGTATTAAAAGGTATTGAACTTGGTGTAGATTTCCAAAATACATGGACGTGTTATGATGGTAAAGACTTAGCAGATGCAGAGTCAGCAAGTTCAAGCTTGAGACTTCAAGGCTTTATTGAAGCAGGCTACCGTGATCCTATCCAGTACAAGCAACAAGAAAGACTAAATGAGCTTTACGATCAAAAAGGTTGTAAAGTTATAAATTATAATCCGTAAAAACCGTGACCAAAATAACGGTTTTCAGTTTTTGCTTTATGTTTTAAATTATTGATATAATTCTCTTTCAATAATTGATTTTGTTTAGTAGAGGACAATTTCACACTTTCCAAACTTGGAGGCATTGAATATTCTTCTCTTGAATCTCTACGCACTTCCGGACCAGTAAATTTTGATGATACTTTATCTAAAAGATTTTTATCATCTTCAATTACACTAAAATGTGCAATTTCTTTACATTTGCTGCAACGACCAAAATCATCTTCATCTAATTCCATTACTGGTCGCGCATCACAGCATTCTGAAAGCTTTGGTTCATTTGATAAATGTGCATGCAATTCTTCTGAATCCTCAACTTGGAAAGTTTTCATCAATTCAGTAGCTAAAAATGCATCTGCGGAATTACCAAACTCAGCAACTTTATCCAATGTATTTGAAATATCTTCTTGAGTTTGAACATTATCACTACTAAGTTTAGCACCGACAAATTCAAGAGCATCATCTGCAAGATCTTCAGCTTCAAACTCATCATCTGCAAGATTATCTAAAATATATTCTATCAATGCTGGACGCAACTTACTAAGTTTACCGGTTAACATTGATTTATGCAATTTAAATTGTGTTTCAGTAGAAAGTGTATCAGATTCACCAATATCACCTGTCTTAACAACTTTACGTAATTGTTTTTGTTCAGCAGCTTTTGCAGCAATTTGTTCTGGGGTTAGCGGGACATTTTCAGATGCATCAGTTGCAAGTCTGCCACGAATAGAACGGGTCATACCAATAAACTTTTGAAGATTTGAGCTATCCGCAACATATTCACTCCATTTTGTACTTAATTCAGGTGTAATTTTACCATTAGTGACAAGTTCACCTACAATAGCATTAATATCTTTTGCAGCCATTGGTGTGTCACCCTCAACAATACCGTTATCACGTAAGAAGTCATATAAAAATCTACGTGCATCTCTATATGGAATACCGATTTTTTTATCAGCAAGCTGTTTTTGAATTAATGATAAATCTAATGAGCTTGCATGTCGAGCTACTCTAGCTTCATTTAAAAGTTGTCGGTTTGTCCAGCCTGGGCGGTTTAAGATGCTCATATGTATTATTATTTATTAAGTTATTTATTGATTTTTAAAGATTTAACGCTAAAATTTAATTATGTGCTCTATTTATGGTTCAAAAAATCGAAATATGTTTGATGTGCTGCACGATGCATCCTTGGAAAGAGGTAAATATGCATGTAGTTTTGCATCTGTTTTGCCTAATAAAACAATCATTATTCAAAAACAAGAAGGTCATCCAAAAAACATGGACGTTGTTAAATTACCTAATAATACAAGATATTTTTTAGGGCATAATCAAGCACCTACATCTTCACAAAGAAATTATAATAAAACTACAAGCCATCCATTCCAATATGAACATTGGGTAGTTGCGCATAACGGTGTAATAACAAATGTTGATAAACTTAATAAAGTATATACACCATTTAATGATAACCCTGTTGATAGTGCGGTTATTCCCGCACTGTTATGGTATTTTACTGAAAATTTTAAAAATCTATCAGAAATTACAGTTATACAATCTGTTCTAGATTTAATTGAAGGTACATTTGCTGTTTGGATATATAATGCAAAATCAGGTAAAATATATTTAGCGCGACAAGGAAGTACATTATTTGCAAATCCTGAAACAGGTGATTTTTGTTCAATTCCATCTAAAGATTGGAAAGAATTAGACGAAGGTGTAATATATCAAATTTGTAGTAAAAATATTGCTGCAAAAACAACTTTTAAAAACACAACACCTTTCTTAACATTATGAAGAAAATATTAATAGTATCATGCACGGCCAGACCGTTTAATGAAATATATAAAACAGATATTTATACATCTATAAAAATGAATGAAATAGATGCAGACTATGAAATTTTAGCAGATAATAAACAAGGATTGCCTGCACGATATAATGAATTTATCGCAGAAATGTATAAAGATAAATATGAATTCATAGTATTTGCACACGATGATTTATACATTGATGAATTTGGTCAAAGTTTGAAACTTAAACTATTCAGAGCATTTGATGAATTAAAATATGGTATAATTGGAATTGCTGGTGGTATTAATCCTCGTATTCAGTTTCCAGCACTATGGCATATTATGTGTAATAGAGAAGATCAACGCGGTCAAGCAGCACATCCAGTAAGTAATAAAGGTGAAATTTTTACCACATCATTTGGACATACTCCGAGTAGAGTGGTAATTGCTGACGGATGTTTTCTTGCAGTGCATTTACCTACAGTTTTAGCTGCAAAATGGAAATTTAATGAAAACTATACATTCCATCATTACGATTTATCAAGTTGTATAGATGCACATAAAAAGGGTATTAAAATTGGTGTGTATCCAATCCATGTAATTCATTCTTCACCTGGATTGGTTGAAGGTGTGGACCACAAGCCGTGGAAAGATAGTAATGATAAGTTTTTAGCTGAATATAATGTCAAAGCTTAATTTAGATCAATTTGAAAAGACATTTATATATAAGTGTCTCACTGATGAACAATATTTTTCTTCTGTAATAGATAATACAGATATTGATTACATTAAATGTGATAATAAGCGGCATGTATACAGAGTAATTAAAGATTTCTTTGAAAGATGCAATACGATTCCGTCATCTACTGAAATTAGAAACTTTTTAAATACACGTGAAGATCAAAATGCATTTAAAACAGTTTTAACTGAAATTGGTGATATAGATAAAGTGTTTAATGAAGATGAATTATATAAAAACACTGAACAGTATTTAAAAGAGCGTGCAGTATACAAAACTATATTAGAAGTTGGTGAAGACTTATCATCAAATAGAGTGGATACATCTGCAATATTACAAAAATTTGAAAAAACGTGTAATATTGATCTCACCACTAATTACGGGATTGAGTTGTTTAAAGACACAGATAAAATTATTCACGATTTAACAAAAACAGAACCAGTTATTTCTTCTGGTTGGAAATGGTTAGATGAAAAACTAGACGGTGGTTTCCAAACAAATGGTAGAGCAATGTACATATTTGCTGGACTACCTAATATTGGAAAAAGTATCGTATTGGGTAATATAGCTCAAAACATTGCCAAACAAGGCAAAAATGTATTATTAATTACATTAGAAATGTCAGAAATGATGTACGCTCGTAGATTTTGTTCATCATTGTCAAAAATACCTATTAGACAACTTAAAACCGATACCACAACATTAGAAAAATATTTAAAAGAGTTACGTCAAAATCCTAAACAGGGCAGGATTTATATTAAAGAATTTCCACCAAGCACCATTTCTCCTAGAAATATTAATTCGTTTATTAAGAAGATAAAAAACGCGGGAATTAGAATTGATGCAGTATGTTTAGATTATATCAATTTGTTAACAACCACTTTTGGTAGTAATACATACGAGCGTATTAAACATATTTGTGAACAAGTACGTGCATTATCGTATATATTTTCTTGTCCTTTTATTACGCTTACACAATTTAATAGATCACAATATCAAGCAATTGAACCTAGCATGGAAAGTATAGGTGAAAGTTATGGTATGTCTGCTACTGCAGATTTTATGGCAGGCATCTATCAACTTGATGAAGATGTAGAACATGGAATAATACGGTTAGGTTTAATGAAAAACAGGTTTGGACCTAACCATGGAAACAATGCATTTAAGATAGATTATTCGACTTTATCTATCGATGAGTCCACTGCTTTAGCAAATTTAACAGATGATGCTAATACAACACAAGATGTATTGGCAATGCTCTCACAAACTTGAAAAGTGTAAAAGTATGATAAATAATACAACAATGAATAGACCGGTAATTTGGACTGATGCAGATTTAGACGGCGCAGGCTCATATACAATTTTAAAATGGATAACTGGCAAGGAATATGATATTCATATAACCACTGCTAAAAAATTTGCAGACGATTTTAAACGATGGTGTGCATTAAATGAAAATAATTCTAAGTTAGAAATTTATATTCTAGACATAGACACCTCTCCAGCTATTGATTTGATAGATTTGCCAAATATTACTGTTTTTGATCATCACCCACAACACGTCGAAAACAAAAGCAAATATAAAAATGCTGTAGCATACGTAGAACCGTGTTCATCTTGCACACGTTTAATATATAAACATTATTCAAATGAAGTTAAGAGCTTCACTAAAGAACAAATAGCATTAATTGCATACGTTGATGACTATGATTGTTATTTGTTAAAATACCCACAGTCGTATATTTTAAATGTAGTATATTGGAATTTATCTGGGAATAAAATAATTGAATTTTATAATCAATTCCATGAAGGATTCAAAGGATTTACATCACAACATGATGCGATGTACAAGATACATAAGAAAAAGTTAGAAGTGATCAAACAAAGTTTGCAACTCTTTCAAAAGAATATAACTATACAAAACGTGCCGTGCAATATTATAGGCACTTTTACTGATTACGCATTAAATGACGTAGCAACATATCTAATAGATGAAAAAAACGCTGATATTGCGATAATAGTTAATTTAAAATCAAAGACAGTATCTTTTCGAAAAAAAGATGATATCTCAGTAGATTTAGGAAAAATGGCAAATGTATTATGTGACGGCGGCGGTCATGAATATGCAAGCGGTGGTAAGATTACAGAGAAATTTATGTTGTTTTGTAAACAATTAATACCAATATGAGCGATCATTTAACCATATCTCAAAAAGAAACAGAATATTATTTTTTACGATTTTGCAGTTTTATTTGCATTATCAATAATAAAAAGCTAAATTTACCAAATATTTTCTTACTCATATTAAAAAATGCAGGATATCGTTCACTATTCAAAGAATTGCTATGTATTGAAACAAATTATGAAGTTGTAGAAACTTTTATAAAATATGACCCTACATTATGTAACAGTAAATATTTGTCCAAGTTTTTAAATTCAAAAAAAGGAACTGACATATTTTAATATTTGTGGATACTGTAATAGAACCATTAAATTCTTTCGAAAAACACATATACAACACTTTTCTAAAAGTATCTAGGCAACAACAAAATCTACCGTATCAGTTGCGCAAAAATTTTGAAGACATAGATCGATCTTTATACGGTATAATTAAAAAAATTGGATATATTTTATCAAAACATGATAATATTTTAGTAAATGATTATTTTATTGCACCATATAAAGTATATTCAACGCAAGATAAACAATACTTTAATTTAGAGTTTTATATTTCTCAACGCGCATTAAAAGCATATTCCATATATATAAAACAGCTTGAAACAGCCAGCTTAGATTCGATAGAAATGTTAACGCGCATCAAAGATTCTTTGGTATTTTTAAAGACGTATTGCACAGAAAACTCACTTTCATACAATGAATATTTAAAGACGTTTACAGGGCAATTACCTATTTTCATTTATCACATAAAGACACATAAAATCGTCCCACATGTGATGTTTGGTGATGATAATCTTGAGAATATTATAAAATCGTTTGATTCATCCATGTTAAAGTTCATGTTCGGAGAAGACTTTTACAACAATATTGAAAAGTGGCGCACCGGGTTTTATGTATCAAAAAAGTGCAAATTACTTATTAGAGAAGGCTTAAAAAAATTGAAAAAAAGCCTTGATTTTTAAGCGTTTTAGCTTAAATTGATTTTGTTATGTTTAATACAAATATGTTTAATTCAATTAAAGATGCTCTTAACAAAGATGAAGAAAAATCATCTTCAAAAGACATCCTACGCTTCGAACCGGGTAACACCTATGTGGTTCGTTTATTACCAAATGTTAAAGATCTAGAAAAGACATTTTTTAGATACTATGTACATAATTGGAAATCTTTTGCCACGGGGCAAAATGTCAGCGCAATTTCACCAACAACGTTTGGTGAGCGTGATCCTATTTCTGAGGAACGTTTTCGATACATTCGAACTGGTTCTGAAGAAGAGAAAAAGAAGGCTGAGTCTATTCGTCGCACAGAAAAGTGGATGTGCAACGTTTATGTCTTAGAAGATTCTAAGACACCAGAAAATAAGGGAACAATTAAGATCATCCGCTATGGTAGACAATTGGAAAAGATTATTAACGCTGCTATGAATGAAGATGTTGATGAGTTTGGTCCAAAGATCTTCGACTTGTCTCCGCAAGGGGTTAATTTGAAGATTAAGGTCGAAATGCAGGGAGACTTTCCAACATTTACATCTAGTAGATTTACCTCGCCGATTGATCTTCATTTGAATGAACAGCAGATGGAAGCGATTTATAATGGAGTTCACGATCTCACAAAGATTATTACTATTAAGTCGTATGATGAGTTGAAGGATTTGTTTGCAACACACTTTAACGGAGATGTTACATCAAGACCTTCTACGGTGCCTTCTGCAGCACCGTCCGCACATGGATCGGTATCAGAAGCTGAAACTAATTCAGTTGAAGCATTATCTGATGCAGATGTTGATGAACTCTTAAAAGATCTTAACTAAGTTATTATGGCTGAACTTGAACCACTTCCAAACCCCCAAGATTTGATGAATCTAATCGGGAGTACATTTTCTCAATTAAAAAAGCTTGATGAAAATATTATAGGAAGTTCAGCCAATCTTAATAGATCTAGTACAGGATTTCAAAATCTTGCACAAAAGCTGGTACAGTCGGCTCGGCAAATGTCTGAGCCGACTGTACCTTCGGTGCCTCAAGCGGTGCCTCAAGCGGTGCCTCAAGCGGTGCCTCAAGCGGTGCCTCAAGCAGCACATATTATTCCAATAGAACCTGCACAGAAATATTCATCTGATGAACAACTATTATTTGATTTTGAACAAACTCATTTATACGGTAAGTTAGAAACAAAACTTAATAATATTTTGGATGATGTAAATACAATCAAAAAGCTTTTAATAAAAATAGAAGAAAAAATTGAAAAAAATAGGAACGTAGATAATATCTATTAATCAATGACCATTACAATCGCGAATAAAGGAGAGTTCATTAATGCGTTTTTATCTCCTATTTCAAATATAAGTACACTCGCACTTATTCAAATAACTGCAGATAAATTTAGCAGTTTAAATAAAAGCGCTGATAATAATGTCGTATTATATGCTGAGTGGCAACATCAGTCCGGAACTGATAAACCTGTTGAGCTAAATATGCCTGATCTTAAAAGATTTATACGGATTTTGGAATCCGTAAATGATGATAACGTGTCATTTATATTAAATCCGAATAATATTGAATATGTTTCAGAGCATACAAGAATGAAATACCATTTGCTTGAGCCTGGGATTATTGTAACACCTGCTATCAATCTTGAAAAAATAAATAGTTTTGAGTGGCAAACATCATTTCAAATCTCTTATGAAACATATAATACTTTGCATAAAAGCAGTTTATTCATAACAGATAGTAATAAAGTGTACTTATCAACTAAGAATAGTAAAGTCTTTGCGGAACTGAATGATAAGACCCGTGCAAATATTGATGTGTACTCTACTATAATTGCAGATAATTTTACCGGTGAAGATATTAATTCATTTGCATTATCATTCGACATATTTAGAATGATATACGTACCAAAAAATTCTTCAATTTCTGTTCGAGTAAACTCAGATAGAGGGGTGGCAATATTTGAAATTTTAGATAGTAAATATAAATTACAATACATAACAACCGCATTATTAAAATGATATATAAGAAACGCAATAATAAGTTAACAACTCCAGGATACTTTATTAAACGATTAAGAGACAATAAAATTGGTGTTGTTCGAATTTTTCAAAACTACAGTAAAAGCGATGCACGTAGTTGGACAATCTTAGTAGACCCTGGTGCAGCATCAATTTTCATTACATGTTATGAAAATAAAACAATTAATGGAGAAATTTTATTTGAATTAAATGACGGAGGTATTCTTTTTCCTAAGAACTTCTCACTCAAAACCGATTCAATTGAAGTGGTTGTAACACTTCTACTAGAACGTGGAGTCAAACAGTTATTACCGACTGATAAATATTACGTAGAAAAATCTTAAATAATTGCATGGATAAGTCACCTAAACAAAGCAAACGTTCGAAAAAAAAGAGCGATGTTCAAATAAAAAATATTTTAACTGAAGCTTTAGGTGAATATTTGCAAGCACATTGCAGAAAAACTCACGACGATTCAAATGCTATTAACGCAACTATAGAAGAGTTTTTAAGAACATTTCTAGTTATTGGGTATACATTTGAAGGTGAGCCAACAATTATTATAAACGCAAAAACGCAACTTGATGCTGATGCACTATCATCAGCATTTACAAAATTTTTTATTAATAATGTCAATAACTAAATTGTTCAATTTAAATAGTGCAAAATCACCTAAACGTAATTGGTTATATGCAGTTGTAACCGGAACATATTGTGGGGAACTATTACTAGTGGTAGAGGAAGATATTGAAGAATATAAATGCATATCAATTCCAAAACTAATAAATAGATCAATTCCAAAAGATAAATTTACTATTGGAATTTCTAATGGTATCGTAGAACCTGTTAAATCTATACCTAATAAAGTGGTTTCTGTGTTAAAAGCTCAATTTATGCACAATAAAACGCATAAATAAATGTATGAACGCTCCTAGAGTACAACCAAAACGTATTATTTCACCTATAAGTGGAGTTATAAGCGATCCCAAGCTAGTTGAAAAACGGATTGGTGATAAGATTTATACTGAAGCGGTTTGGTATGATAGCCAGACCGGTCAATTTATTCGTCGTGGAATTGTTAAAATTGTCGATGCCCAGACAGGAAAAGAAATATAATTGATTTTAATCGGAACACATTTAGATTTTAAATGTGATTAATATTCCGGTTGAATATATTGTCAAAAAATTTTACCAGCAAGTAGGTAAACCAAAATATAATAAGTATAACAATACTTATCAAGGTAGTTGTCCAATTTGTCGTGAAGGTGCGAGTTGGCTAAAGAAACGTAGATGTTTTTATATTCCTAAAAACAATAATATATTTTGTCATAACTGTGGATGGAGTAGTACCCCATATAAATGGATAAAAGAGACCACTAAGCTAACTGGAGCTGAAATAAAAGATGAAATAGCTTCATTTGACTGTACACCATCTTCGTCACAAGAAGATACTACAAGCAAGTATCAAAATAATGAAATTCTTCCATTAGATTGCATAAATTTAAAAGATGATGTGCAATTACAATATTACACAGACAATAAGATTGTAAAAGCTGCACAAGAATTCATTAAATCCCGAAATTTACACATAGCTGTTAATTCACCAAGAACATTTTATGTATCATTAACAGACTATGTACATAAGAATAGACTTGTCATACCATTTTTTGACTTTGATAGGAAGATTGTGTTTTACCAAACACGATTATTAAATGTCAAGACACATAATAGTGCAAAATACATATCAAAGATAAATTCTGAAAAAAGTTTATTTAATATTGATCAAATATCCCCGGATCTCGACAAAATTTTTATTTTTGAAGGCCCTATCAATGCTTGCTTTGTCCCTAATGGGATCGCAGTTGCAGGCATCCAAGAAAAGAGTGATATTTTATATACATCCAAACAAAAAGAACAAATTGACAAATTTCCTTTTTATGACAAGATATGGGTATTAGATTCTCAATGGATAGACAAAGCAGCTTATCTTAAAACACAAAAACTAATTAAAGCAAATCAAAAAGTATTTATCTGGCCAGAAAAGTTTGGTAAACAGTTTAAAGATTTTAATGATATTACAATAGCGTTAAATCAAAACATCATAAATCCGGAATTTATATTAAAAAATACTTATCAAGGAATTAAAGCAGAATTAATGATGAAAATGGTTAAGAATGCTAAAGTTTAAATAGTGTATAGAAATTGTTTTTTACTATTAAATACCAATATTATATACTTATAACCTTGTTGTATTGCGCTATTTCGTTTTGTTAAAACACGTTCCAGATTTTTATTTAAAATAAACTCACTTTTTACTTCTATTAAGGTATTCAATGTAGGAAGATATATATCAGGAAAATGTACACGTTTTTTTCCATTTTCATCAATATATGAAATTGATGGTATACCTGTTCTTCCATTAATAATATCTGTAACTGATAAATTAAATGTGTTTAAAACATACTGTATTCCCACATCTTCAAATCCTTGAATCCTGTCAAATATTTTACCGTTAATGGTAATGCTTTTATATCTGAATGAATTTTTCATAGACCTTTCAAATATCAACGGATGTTGCATCGGGTTTGAAACTCCATATTTTTGAAAACTGAGATTTTGTTTTTTCTTATAAAGTAGATGTTGTCGCTGTGCTTCTGACTTTGTTCGAATATATATGTTATTATCTTTAAGTATTTTTAATATAGTGCCTGATGATACATTAAAGCATTTTGTTATATCTGTAGGTGTATACCCTTCATTATACATATCTATAATACGTTTAATGTCTTCAGTGCTTGTAATTTTCGAACGAGTCCTCGTATATTGTGATCGATATTTTGAGGTATTCCGAGCAGCAGCTTTGCCACGCAATGGAACATTATATGTTTTAAGTATTAATTTTATTGTTGACGCGCTAATGTTGTGAGTTTTAGATAGTTCATTGATAGATGTTTCATTACTATATTGCACTATTACTTGTTCTCGAATATGTTTTGGTATTACATGCACCGCGTTTGGAAGTATATGTATATTACGTGTTAATAACAGCTGTTTAATACGGTATCCTGGAATATTATACTTTTTAGATATAGAATTAATTGAGCAGTTTTTATTATACATATTTATAATATCTTCAGCAGCATTAATTAGATTAGCATTGGCACTTGAAGCTGCTAATTTAGCTTCACTTCGTGTTTTTAATTTTATATTATTTTTGATTAGCACTGTGCGTATGCTGGTTTGAGATGTTTTAAACGTATTTGCAATATATGCTATTGTTGCACCTTTATTATACTGAGCAATAATATTAGACACATCAGTAGATGACGTGTACTTAACATTTGCGGCTGCATTAGTATTAATTCGATATTGATATGATTCTTTACGGCTGCGTAAAGAAATATTATTAGATATTAATAGCTTTTTAATAGTGTTCTCACTTACATTGAATTCTTTAGCAATTGGGTAGATATTACATCCCGACACATATTTCGATACAATAGAATTAATTTGATCATGTGTAAAAATAGTTGGTTTCGGCATATATCATTATTTATATGCCACTGTCAGAAATGTCAAATGAATTTTTGAAAAAACTATGGAAGGGAACTATACACCCTTATATTTCGGATCCGCGGCACCAGCGAGGTAGCCTTTAAGCATTTCACTCAATGAAGCAATATCCATAGACACGCGTGAAATTTTCTTTGATTCACTGACGCGAATTGAATCAAACAAACTCTTTGGTGCTGCTGATGCTAATTGACTTTGAACTGAGCCTGAATCAACACCATTTAAAAATTGAATCATTTCATCTAATTTACCAATCCATGATTGCACTTCTTCTACCATCTTTGCAGCAGCTGCAGCAGAAGCTTGAGCAGCAACTATTGTATGTTGCTGAACATTAAGATCATCAGGATTTGTTCCGGGATCAAGTGTAGATTTCATTGCATCAGCGTCACTCATTTGTGATGCGTCATCTGCTGGTGCATTGAGTTCCTCCGCTAATTGATGGAAAAATACAGATTCAAAGAGATTTGTCATAATATTATTTATAGTCACCTTAAATAATAATATGCAAAAATCTTTTAAATTTCTTTTGAAAGAAGATCAAACACTGTCAGATAGTAATCGCCAGACGACTAGTGTAGGCCCCGGAGCCACAGATAGCCCGTTTGATCAAACAGATATTAGTAAAGCTAATCCTGAAACACCTATGGGTAATACAACGGCGCCAAAAGTATTACCATTTCAAATTGAAAAAACTATTCAAGAAGTCGGAGATATTTATATTAAATTGTGTGAGTTACGAGCTAAATTTACACAAGCAAGTACAGAAAATCCAAGTTTGGAACCGTATCAGCAAAATATTCTTGATAGAATTATCAAGCATAAAATTGATAAAGCAAATAAAATTATTATTTCTATACCAGAAATGTTAAATGATTTGTTTGAATAAATAGGAACCAGTATATAATGCATTGATGATAAAAAAAATATCAATAAGCATAATAATATTAACAGTTACAAGTCTGTGCATCTCTACTGCATGCTTTGATACATGGGCTAAAATACTGCAATTTACACCTGCAATTTTTCTAGCACAAATAGTCATATATAACATATATGTAAAGTTTTATACACTTCATCTAGAAAAAGTAAAAGCTCTTAAAGAAGCATCTCTAGCCAAGCAAGGTACCTACGTTAAGTGTCCTTGCCATCTTGAAAAACAGGATTTTATACCCATTGATATTAATGGAGATAATAATTATAAATGTTTGCATTGTAATAAACAAGTAGCTGTAACAATTGATGTTAAAACGTTTTTAACAACACAACCTTTACCCTTAGAAGGTACAACTGAAAATCTTCTTAAAGAAGCAATAGATTTGACAAATGAATAATTTCACATCATCAGAGCTTTTAAATGCAACAGAGATTCCTTCAAGCATTACCGCTGCCCCTCCTGCATCTATCATAGATTCTAATAGACTTGCCGAAATGGTTAAATTGAAATTAGTTGAGCTATCACCATTACTATTAACACAATATCAAGTTGGGAATTTATGTCTAAACGAATCTAAGACATCTTCTAATGAAATGTTGATTAATATCATGCGCAATATTAAAAAAATTTATATAGAATCGTTCGATAAAAATGATAGTAATTATGGGAAATTCAATAAAATTATCGAGATGACATTTAATAATATTATTAACAATCTTCAAACGCTCGATCAACTTAATATTGATAGCAATAAAAATGACGTGTTAGCAAACATCACAGGGACATTATTTAGAAACATTTAATATGCAACAATACGTAGAATTTAAAACAACTAAAGGTAAAGAAGAGAAAATGAGTATCGAAACGTATGCAAGGTGGTTATGCTTATTAGAAGCCATGGAAGTGATTAACAACACTGCTGAACGCAAAAATATTAATTTAAATAAAACATCTGATTGGATCAAACCAATTGCATTGCAAAAATATATTGATGAACGCTTTCCAAGTATGTTACATGATGTAAAATGTGAAGAGGCTATCGAAAAACTTAATAAGTGAGAATATCAGAAGTTAATGACGTGGTATCGGTATTCTTATCAGTCCCTTGTACATGAAAATCTTTAATTCGAAATACAGCTTTTGGTGCATTACCACTCACAGGTGATGCATAAGATATTCCTATACAATAACGCGCAGACGGTGAATTGTATATTGTTTTATAAGTAGCTACTTCAGCTAAATTGACGTATTCACCGTTTGCAAGTATATCAATTTTAAGTGTTTGTGCACAATTTGTTAATGTAAATCGCAAAGTATTATACACTTCAATTGATGTTAACAATGTAAAATTTGTATATAATGCGGATAAAGAAAATGCTGACAATAAATGAAATGACATCGAAGGCATCGTAACACCGTTATCAACTCGAATCACCAAGCTATTAGCGCTTGGTGTCATATTAGTGGTGAATCCATATCCACTTGTTGCATACAATCCGGTAGTATCGAAGGCAATACTTAAAGAATGACCTGATATACCAGAAATATTTGTGGTATTTGTGAAATTTGTTGAGGGTCCTACTCCAAGTGCTCTGCCTATTCCTCCGCCTACTACGGTTGAAGCAGTCTTCTTACTAAAGAGAAATGTTGTAAACCCTGCAGATGCGTTAGAGTTCCCGCACAAACTATATTGAAACGACCATACAATATCGTAATTTGGATTGAATCCACATAGTGATGCAAGATTGCTCACTGTAGGAGAATTTAAAGTATCAGGCATATTTACATTATTTATTTAAACATCTAATAAATATAGATGCTATGGCAGGTAATAATAGATTTCATAATAAATTTCATAGATCAGAACATCATACAAATGCTACACCTGGTATTCCAAGTAGCGCTACAGATCCAATTGCATCCCCAACATACCCTTTTCAAGGTGATTTACATTTAGTTGGATCCGTTAGTGCAAATGGAAATGTTTATAGCTTAACAAGCAATAGTATGCAAATATTATCTGCTGGGGTAAATCTTTTAAATATACTTACAGGAGGTGGAGGAAGTGCAGGAGACGCTGCGGTTAATTCATTAGTTCATTCTAATTCTGGTAATTGGAATTCAACATATACCACAGTAAATAGTAACTCTGCATCGTGGTCTACAGCTAGCTATGCAATAACAACTATATCATCGCCTGCTTCAGGTAATATGACAATTAACAGTGGTATGCACACATTAAAGATTAATTTATCTAGCGCTGCCACAGGAAACGGAGCACGTATAGGATTACCAATATCAGGAAGACTTGCCGGTGATACCGTAACTATTCCGATTAAATTTATAAATGATGCGAGTCGTATTAGAATATATAATAATACGGTTTCAGACGGAACATTATTGTTAGATCAAACAAATGATAGTATAGCCCGTTCTTTTTATTCCTTATTTACTTATACAGGATCTACTTGGGAACTGACATTTGCTTATTATTATGCCTAATACAGTTTTAATACCACATACATACTCAACTGTTAGCAATACAGGGGAATTAATGATAGATCAAGTTTCACATTTGCGTTTGATTGGTGGTACAGGTGACACCAATTTTTACGCTCCGTGTGCAACGCGTATCGATGTATCGGACCCTGCCAACTACGGTAGTTATAACTTTCTTATTAGAGCACCGAGTTTACAGTCTCTTGATTTAACAGGTTTCACCTTTCAAAATGCAACTATAGTATGTTCATCGTTGACAGTACTACCGGTTTTTAATGTTCTTTCTACCATAACGGTTAATAGTGACAGTATAACATCTCTAACGACGCCTGGAGGAGAAACACAAAACATTTCGTTAACCACACCATTATTGACTGCTGTCACTGTTAATCCCTACGTATTAGAGAGTTTATATTGTCCAGGTGCTAGTTTAACCACAAGTAGCGTGGATAGTATATTAGCTAGCTTGGCTGGAGGAACAGTAAGTGGAGGTTCGGTTGATCTTACAGGTGGTACATCATCACCACCAGGCAATAATGCGGGAGCTCAAGCCGCAAATGCATCTTTTACTTGTAGTGAGGCGAATTCAATTAGTATATATTCACCGTATATTTCACCGCACTGGATAAGCGACCAGATTTATTTTTATTTTGTTGTTGACGGAACACCTTATTTACCCGAGTTCAGTGGCATAGGTTACCCTGTTAATGTGTTTCCTGGAAGTTCAAATAGTGATGTTGCACTAGCATTATCAATTGAAATGTATAATACGGGAAAATTTTCTTCAGTATCAACTAACGGCTCCATGGTTTATTATACTCTTTCAGAGCTTGGAGAAGCCAATTCTATGAGCTATACTTCTAGCTTTTTTTCAATGAATGATCAATATTCTGGCACAAATAATTATTATAATAGCAATGTAGTTGCGTTGATAGATAGGGGATGGTCAGTCTCAACAAATTAATATGTCAAATACAATACAATTTCCATATACATTTCAAATGGGTGGTGGAGGTCCCGGAGGACTAACTATCATAGATAGAGCACCTATAACGTTTTTATTCAATCAGTCATCAACATTAGATGTTCGTGCAAATGCAGCAACCAGTGTCACTGTACTATCTTCTTCTAATTATACGCAGAACGGCAATATTTACATTCAAGCTGGAGCAGCAAGTGTAATAGATATATCTTCCATAAGACCTGCAAGGTTAGTTTTGAATATTACTACAAAAGATTTTAAATTTAAAATGGTAGATGGATCGAACGCAGACCTTTTTTCATTGATACATCCGACTATTTCATCACTTACGTTATCATCGTTTAACGATTGTGTATTTATTGACATACCATCTCCAAACCTAAAGGAAATAGACTTTGGAAATGTGGTCTATCCTCTTTCAAGATGCACTTATTTTTCGTGTACAGGGGCATCGTTATCTCAAGATACTATAGATAATATTGTAACTTGTTTAGATAATAACAACATGATCAACGGTCAGCTTAATATTAGTGGAGGTTCAAATGCCCATCCAACAGACGACATAGCTGGTGCAGCTGCATATGGTAGTTTTGATTGTGATCTTGCATCGAATATTATACTAAACCAGACATTTATTAAGCCACGGTGGCGCTCTATTGAGTATTATTTTTATTTTGTTGTAGATGGTTCTGGAACAGATCCTGGTGCTGGTGGGAACGGGATACCTGTTTCAGTAAATAGTGCAGACACTCAAGCCGATGTAGCAGTTGCATTAGCAAATGCAATGCTTTATAACACATCAGAATATAATAATGTATCAACTATTGGTGCAGCCGTTGTATATGAAGTTGCAACCCAGGGTACAGCAAACGATTTGGTTCAAAGCTGGGACGAATTTTTTACAATAACTAATGATGTGAACGGCTACCCTGCCCAAAATAGCTTTATAGTATCATTATTGTCTAAAAATTGGACAATTAATACAAATTAATACCCACCATACACATCAGTATCATTAACAGTTTGATCAAGAACATAAGCGATACTGTCTTGATCGACATCTTCAGTATACACTTTAGCAGCAGAAGATAACTGACCAATAATAGTTGATGAAATAATACCAGAAAATGTCGCATCGTGTACTTGATCATTTCCACGTTCACCGGTAAGACCAGGTTGAAACGTATATTCTAATCTCTTACCTTTGATGCGCCAAGTATAATGTCCACCCAACGGATTAAGCGAAGCAATATCTTGATCAACGCGTTCAGTAATTTGAAAATAATTGCCAGCACGATTACCTGGTCGATCATTACCATATTCCTTCATTTGAAACACGTCACCAGATTTTGGCTCAATATCTTGATTCAAATCAGAATAAACCGTAGTAGAATTAAAAGCAGTTCTAAATCCAGATATGCTTAGATAGCCAGTAATATCATCATCAGCATTATATCCAAATTTGCTCAAGGCTAGTGCATTTTCATTTAATTCAATATACATTTTGAGCTGATGTGGTCCATTGAAAATGCTCGTTGGTTGCTCACCATATATATTATCAGCACTTAAGGGATTATAGGTGTTTACATAATAATCAATTTTTTGTCCGAGCGTGTTAATTGCTTCTTCTATGATTTGACCAATAAGTTCAATATCAGGAGCTAATTGTGTTTTATCATATAATTCATAACAATTGGAACCGTTACCAGCGCCAGAATAATAACAAGACATTATACACCCTCCTTTTTACTATATACTTTATAAATGGGCATGTTATTATGCATTTCTTTTTTAATAAACACTTGATATGTGTTATTACCCGTTCGACCTAATTGTTTTTCTTCACCCATGTTAAGAGTATTGATTACATTTGGATATGTTTTAGCAATATGTGAAAGTAAATTTGGACCACATACTTTTGTACCTGGTTGTTTGCGTAATTTGTTTAAAATATTTTCTTCTACACCGCCGCTTACTTTATAACGATCTGGAATCATCAACTCACTTTTTGCTGTATATCCATGAGAAGCGTGAGCACCAAATGCTGCCTTATCTCTTCTATGTTGCGGAATAACATTTTCTACAAACTGTTTGAATGATACATTCATTATACTCTTATTTATACAAAAAAGGAAGCTTCTTAAAACAAGTTTAAGAAGCTTCTTAAGATATTTTTAATGAATTGTGCTATTAGTAGTACAATACAGTAAAACTTAATAATTTTTAGGCTTTAAAGAAGTTTGTTCCAGGCTTGCTAACTTTGCCGCCAACCTTTTGAGGTGCTTGTTTGTGCTTTGGACCAGCAGATCCGGTATCAATAGCAGGCACTTTACCGCTATCAGCTTTACCGCTTACTGGCTTTACATTGTCGTCACCAACTTTGTTATTCTTACCCATAAGCTCTTTACCATCTTTGCTGAGCTCTTCCATTTCAGTAGCTTCAAAAGCAACGTCTTCACCATCTTCCTCTTCACCATCTTCCTCTTCACCAACTTCCTCTTCACCAACTTCCTCTTCACCAGCTTCACCTAATGCACCAGTTAATACGTCAACAAGTGCCTGTGCAGTTGCACGATCAAGTGTAAAGGTTACTGTATCTCCAGCATCATCGGTTAAATCTGTATCTGCTGATGAATCAACATCAGAATCAACGCCTAATGCAGCTAGATCATCAGGCTGGTCCGTAGTCATTACGTCCTCGAAAAGTTTATCAAACAAAGTCTTTTTAGTGCTCATGTTTTTATTTATATTTGATGCATCTATTTTTTCCACGTTTTCAGAAAGTTTTTTCTTTTTATCATTTAATTCCACATCTTTTGCATTTTCAGTTGCACCTCCCGGAGCTAATTTTGCATTTTTTGAATCAACATCCTTTTTCTTACCAGATAAGTGCACACCTGGAAGCATTGTATCCTTGCTTTCTGTTATCATATTTTTATAGATGTTAAAGATATCATCTTGTGGATTTGTCATATATTGTTTAAATATTTATTGTTGTATGGCTAAAAAATCACACTATTTAAATAATCCCAACCTGCCTGCAGTTGGGACCACATTTGAATATACACCTGAAATGGTGAAAGAAATTCAAAAATGTCAAAAAGATATTTTATATTTTGCAGAAAATTATTTCTACATTATTAATCTTGATGATGGTAAGCAAAAGATTAAACTTCACAAGTATCAGAAAGACGCATTGAAAATGATGGTAGATAATCGCTTTTCTTGTTTATTGTTCTCGCGTCAAACGGGGAAGAGCACCATTAGTACGATTCTATGTTTATGGCAAGCACTTTTTAATGAAAGCCAATTTATATTAATTGTTGCAAACAAAGAAGGTACTGCTAAATTGATATTTAAACGTGTTCGAATGGCATATGAAGCATTGCCAAACTGGATTAAAAGCCCTGTAAAGGAATATGGTAAAGAATCGATGGAATTAGAAAATGGTAGTTCTATTGGTATTACAACTACTACAGGAACTGCTGGTCGAGGTAGTTCTTGCAATTGCATATCAGGTGATTCTGAAATTCAGTTTATAGATAATAAAGGAATATTATATAATACAACTATTCAACAGTTTCATAAATATATTGACGAAACATATTTTGACGGGGAGCTTGTTGAAATATCATAAGTCAATATAAATATATGATATGTTTACGTTACGATATGTGTGCAAACAACTAATACATCAAAATAATACTACTAAATTATTAGCTATTTTAAAATCAAAGCGTGGTAAAAAGTTTAAGAGATATATTTACAAAAAGACTCAGTTCTTACCAGCTCATATAATTCAACGCGAGTTAACACAACGGATATATCATTTCACATATAATTTATCTCAAATTCCTACAGATCATCACAACTGGTATTATAAATTCTGCAATTTACGAAGTGGGTATAGTAGTTGTGTAAAACATATACCAAAATATAATAAACTAGGACAATATTCTATTAATGAGCAACGTGCAATCTTGAAAAGTGTTGCGTATGTTAGGCAGTTAAAAAATGCACCACAATTATGCAAGTTGTTAATATCCGAAACAAAGTTTATGGATAGATTAAATCCTTCATTAAAGCAGCGACTTGACTGGTATAGTCAAGGGATAACAGAATTATATACTTACCCAGTCAAGCTAAATAAAATACCATTTAAAAAGCTTAAACGCAATATTCAATATGAAAAGAAATTTATCAATTTAAGTTATTCAGAAAAAATAAAATTCATATATGATTGGTATAATGCTAAGAATCGTATAAGAGCTGCAAATACAAACAAAAATAAGCATTATCCTTCGATATGTGATTTTGTTGATAAAGAATTGATAAAAGTAATAGGAAAACGGATTGAAGCGCCGCTGATACAAAAATTACATCATATAGTGAACAAAATATATGATATCCCTAAATGTTTAGTATGTGGTAATGCAGTGAAAATGTTTCATGAAACATTTTTATGTTACGCTACAACATGTTCAAAGAAATGTAATAATAAATGCCGTGAGAATATTGAAAAGCGTTTAAAGAATAATGGAACTAATACATATGGATACAAAACAAATATTGGTGCTAACGAAAACTTTCTATTAAAAATAATAGAAAAAACACAATCTTATTCTTTGGAGCGTCAAAAAAATATTAAAGGTTATATTGTAGACGGGGTCGATGAACAGCATCAAATTGTTGTTGAAGTTATGGAACGTCATCATTTATGGTCATCTCCGTTTGAAAAAGATAAAATTAAAATAGATGCAATAATTTCAGCAGGATATAAAGTATTATTCGTGTTCGATTCGATAAAGTTGAAAAACCCGACACAGAAAAAATCATATTTTAGATATGTTGATTATTTTAAATCAAAATATAAAGAGGGTGTGCAAATTATTAATATTACTATTCCTAGTGAACATGTACTAACTTCGCAAGGATTTAATAGATTTTTATTTACACACAAGACTAAAAGAAACGTGTTACAATTGACCACAAAAAATGGGAACATTATCAAGTTAACTGCTGATCATAAAGTATTAGTTGATAAAACAAATAACATTTTTAAATCTGCAGAAGATATTAAAATAGGTGATTATATTGAAACATTTAATAGTCTTGATATAGTCACATCCAAGAAAGTTTTAGATGATATATATGAAACATATGATATCGTGGAAACAGAAGACAACACTCTTATAGCAAACAATATAGTGTTGCATAATTGTCTACTAGTCGATGAAGCAGATTTTATTGAATCAGGGCTCTTAGAAGAATTCTGGGCATCAGTGTATCCAATTATTTCATCTTCTAAGAAATCTAAAATTATCATGTCATCTACCCCACGTGATACTAGTGGATTGTTTTATAAAATATATGAAGGCGCCGTAAAAGAAGAAAATGGTTGGAAATATATGAAAGTGACATGGGATCAAGTACCTGGTCGTGGCGAGAAATGGAAACGCGAAACAATGGCATCCTTAAGTGATCCTGCAATGTTTGATCGTGAGTTTAATTGTAAATTTTTACAACTTGGTGAAACTTCAATTGATATTGATTTATTTGAAAGACTTAAAACAGAATGTTGTGAACCTGAAATCTTATTAGATAACGGGCATTATAAAATATGGGAAACACCAAATCCAGAACGCATTTATGTTGTTGGTGTAGATATAAGTGAAGGTATAGGAAAAGATGCAACTTGCATGCAAATATTAGATATTACAGATTTGCGAGATATTAAACAAGTTGCTCAATATCATTCAAACGAGATTACACCTATTGAGTTTACTCCAAGATTACATGAAATATTATTAAACTGGGGCAAACCAATTGTATTAATTGAAAGAAACAATTGCGGCATGGTTGTAGTAGATAATTTACGAAAAGATTTTAATTACGAGAATATCGTAAATTATGGATCTTCTTTGGCAGCGCGGGATAAGTTGCGCTTAGGTATTATCTCACATGTTAATGTAAAATATCAATCAATCAGTAATAAAAGATATTGGCTCAACACCGTTAAGTCAGTACATTTAAAGGATATACACACATTGAATGAATTAAAAACATTTACACGCAATCCTAATAATTCATGGTCTGCATCTTCAGGCAATTTTGACGATAGAGTAATGTCATTAGCATGGGCATTGTTTATATTGCACGATGCATTGGTAGAAAAATATTTTGAAATAGTACAAAAAGATGATAATAACAAGCCATTATTATTAAGACAATTAGATTATGGTATTCAATACTTTATGAATCCCACATCAATATATTCAAATCAAAAAGATAGTGTTACAGAAGGACAGGCATTGCCAATAATGTTTGGTGGTAATTCTCAAGATAATTTAGATATTGAAGATTTACATAATCAAGGATGGAGATTTTTATAAATAATCAAAATGATAACATTTAAGCAATATATTCTTCAAGAAGGAGGCAATGTTTATAAAAATCCTGATGGTTCTAGTGCAACATCTCCGGTACAACGAGATGATGTGTTCACTGTTGTGTATGAATTAGAACGTATTTTAAACATAGATTTGAAAAATAATTTGTTAGGATCAACAGGAAAAAAAGATATAAGCGGTGATATTGATATTGCTGTAGATGCTTCTAAAAAATCGGAACTTATTAATAAGTTAACAGATTTTTGCACAGTAAATGGTTTAGATCCTAAGGAATATATTAAGAAAACGGGAATATCAGTACATTTTAAAGCAGCGGTTCCCAATACTAATCAATATGCTCAAGTAGACTTCATGTTATTCAATGACATTCCTTTTGCTAAATTTAGAATGGCAAATAATGAGGAACCACCTTTAAAAGGTATGCATCGAAATATTTTATTAGCTAGTTTAGCAAAATATCGCAACTGCAAACTATCAAATGAAGCATTGTTAAATAGGGAAACTAATGCATATATAACAAATAATGTAAATGAAATTGCACAAATATTATTTGATGATAAACATGCAGTTGCAAATGATTTATCTAATATACCTAGTATTGTAGATAAATTGAAATCATTATATCCTATAAATAAAGTCAAAGAAATATTACATGAAGGGTTACAAACACTACAAAACACCTACAATGTCACCATTAACATTTAAACAATTTATTATTGAAGGTCGTGAAGGTGACCGCGTTGGTATTCAACATTTATATCATCCTACAAAATCACATCTTTCTATGAATTTCTTTACTTTTAAAGAAGTGGTAGAATATTTAAAACAACATAATGGTATATTGCATTCTGAGAATGCAAATTTATCTGAAAAAGCTGATGGGATTGCATTAAAGTTTGGTGTTTTACCAGATCATAAATTTTTCATGCAAAGCAGTTACTCCGGTGTAGTAACCGATCCTAATGAATTTGAAACAAGAATTAAGTATGAACCTGTAAAAAGAGCATTCAAAGAGAATTTTTATAAATTGCAAGAATTAGTAGCATCTGCATTTGAAAATAATAAAAACGGTATTACTATTCAAGCAGAGTGGTTATATTCACCGCTTGCTCTTGAACGTGAAAACAAACCAGGAGCTGTATATTTTGTGGCAACAGATTATGATATTACAAAATTAGGAACGTGGTCAACATTTGTAATAATTAACGTATCAGACAGCAATGGAAAACCTATAAACCATGTTTTGCCTAAATTATTAAAATTGACAAATAAAGAAGTGAAATTTTTACCAGCGGGAATTGACGTTTTCCCAGATATTAATCTCCGTATGGAAACTGTTAATGCGTTAAATGTTATATCAGATTTATACAGACAATATCCTGATTTAGATAATACATTAAAATCAAAATCATTAAAACATGTCGATGTTCGAGCACGTAAAGAATTATCAGCATATATAATCAATCAATTAACACCTGTGCAAGCTGCAATGTACCAAAAATTATTAGATACAGCATCTACTGTTGCTGGTAGACTAGGAGAATTTGAAGGTATCGTTGTTAAAATCGGTAATTTACTATTTAAAGTTAACACACCAGAATTTTTCAAGAACAAGGAGGAAAGAGATGCAAAACTTTAAAGATTTTTCACAAAATTACGCGACAGTTTTATACCCTGGAGGTTTCAAACCTCCGCATAAAGGACATTTTGCTGCATTACAATATTTGATTAATCAAACAAATGCATCACAAGCAGTAGTATTTATTGGTAACAAGGATCGCGACGGTATCACAGCAAAACAATCTAAGGTAATATGGGAGATATATGCAAAGTATTTAGATATTGAAACACTTATTGAAATATCACCTATAACTCCTGTAAAATCTGTATATGATTATGTTGATAAAGACCCTACCAAACCATATATAGTCGGTGCAGGAAAAGATGATTTGAAACGATTTGAATATTTTGATAAAAACAAAGAAAAGTATCCAAAGGTTCAGGTTGTGAGTGTACCAGATCAATTTGGAAGAATATCAGGCACAGCAGTGCGTAAAGGGTTGATGCAAGGCAAGCGTGTCAATTTCATGCCAAAAATATCATTAAAAGATAAGGAAGTAATATATAAATTATTATTACATTAAATATTGAATATGAATTATTTTTTGCGAAAAATTTACGAACGCACAATTTTAAATGAATCGGTTATATTCAATCATTCATTAGTACAAAACGGTGCTTGGACTAAAGAACAACAAAATTTGTTTAATGTGTCAAAAACTGGTACTGGGCCTGGTGAGTACAGTGTGGCGTCTTTATTAACAGGTAGTGTAGATATAAACGAGCTTAATAAATACGTTCAAGGTGAATCTGTTTCATATGATGTTATGGTAGATAATCTTACATTTGAGGTTAAAAAAACACCTAGTGCCCGAATTGGTAAAGAAGGTCTACCGTTAATGAGACTAATTCAAAAGTCTTTGTTTGAATTGTTACAACCTATTAAAGACAAATATGATAGTTTGAGTGATGAAAATAAAGGTGTTGTTGACAACGATATGCGAAACATAATCTTTCCTAATCTTATGGAGCCTAAAGGCAAGGAAGGTTCTAGTTCACTGAACGAACGACGAAAACAACACAATGATTTGAAATCGTGGACTATTGGAAAATATATTGATGCAGTATTCGAGGATATAAATGAAATTTCTATTACACTGATTAATGGTGATAAAATATACGCAGGTAAATATCGAGATCTACGTGGCTCAGTATTTTATATATCAATCAAACAATTGATCAATTATTTGAACAAGTATGTGCAAGATGCGGAGCATTATCATAACACTCGTATAAATGATATTGTAGGAGCAATAACATCTACATATGCTATTAACGATCCAGATGAAGAAACTACTTCGTTTATTAATAATGAAGTAGAAAAATTAGATCATGTTATATTAAAGAACGCTTGTAAAAATTATAAGCATTTGTGCCCATCTACTAACCAGTTTAAGCATACACTTAATAAAATGAATTTGTTGAACAGATTTCATAAATTAGAGTCTTATTTTATTGATCCTCAATATGTTACAGAGTTGTTTCCAAAATCTATAACTGGATTTTTTTGGGTAAACGAAAATGGTTATAAGTATGCACCGAAAATGCAAATAGGTGATTTTGTAAAAATTTCACATTTATCTAGCAAAGGGCTTAAAATTTCTATAAAATAAATGGCTGATACAGTATACGAACAATCAATGCTAAACAAGAGTAGGGAAGATAAGTTTTTACTTGTCATCAATCTCCCGCAAGCATTACGAGAAATTAATAAACGAAACCAGCGTAATAATATCAATATTAATGTAGATACTTTGCAATTTTCTATTTACGGTACCGTTGTGCCAAGAATACAAGTGCCTCCAGTTGAAGCAAGGTATATGGGATCAACAGTTCATTTAACTTCACATTCTCGACCTGCATACGCTCCAATATCTGTGAATTTTACAATTGATAATATGTTCAATAATTATTGGGTCATATTTTCATGGTTGAATTTGTTAAGAGATCAAAAAGAAGGTACATATGGAATAGTAGATAGTAAGAATTTACTTGATAAAACATTTAATATTGATGACTATTCCACAACCTTTACTGTATATGGTAAAGATGAATTCAATAAAAATGTAATTCAATGGAATTACATAAAAGCGTTTCCAGTAACGTTGGGTGAAATCAATTATAATTATAGAAATGGTAAGGAAATAGAAACTTCATTTGAATTTGCATTTCATGAGGTCAATTTATTGTTAATATAACTGCAAAAAGCACTAAATTTGCATTAATTGAAAAAATGTGAGTTGAAAACAATAAATAATTGCATATGAGAATTATTCAAAGCCCTGGGGTACAGATTACAGAAATTGATCTTAGTTTGTCTCCAAGTATTCCACGCGGAACAGATATTTTTATTACCGGTTTTACACAAAAAGGTCCTACTGATGCAGTAATTGAGATAACAGGTGTTCAAGAATTTGAACAAGTATATGGTATTCCTACTAACGCTTCTGAACGTTATTTGTATTACACTGCTAAACAAATATTAGACGGTAGTAATGGACGTTTGTTAGTGAATCGTTTACCATACGGCGCTGGATTGGGTGACGGCTTTGGTAGCGTTTATAGCGCTTTGGTGTATCCTGTCACCACATATAGTGCAGGAGCAAATGGATTTACTTCAAGCTTAACACCTTCTGATTCAATTTATTGTTTTGGAACACCAAAATTATTTGAACTCACATCAGATGAATATTATAGCTTGATTAATGGTTCAATCCAGTGGAGTTCTAAGTCAAATATTGTGGGTAATATTAACTCAACCACAGATTTTGCCAGCGCTGGTATGATTGTTTTGAATAAAGCGCTTGTTAATACTAATAATAGATTTGAAGGATATTATGTAGGCGTTGTAGATAACAGCAATGTGCTACCAACTACAGATTATAATAGTATTCAAAATATTAAGAGCGTGCAGGTGACTGATGGTGGCACAGGCGTAACAAATTACACCACTGTTCCAAGTTCATTGCTTAATTTTACATTAACTTCACAATACATTTACAGTGTCGGTAGCGTATCACAGGTATTAGAAAATGGATCTTCATTTGATACTTCAGTATCTGCATATTCAGATACAGTAACATTGGGTGTATTTAAATTATTCAAATCACCATATGCGCCAGATTCTATAATTCTCGACTATTTAGTTGATGAATCATACAACGGTTCGTTGGATTATCATCGACAAATCAATAATCCAAATTTTGGTCAACCGGTTTCTTATTATATTGGTCAAAAAACTAGCAATGCTCGCAATATTACAGTGTTGGTTAATGATAATATTTCAAATCGTTTAACAACTACATGGTTAGATGGTGGGGATAATGTAACACCGAGCAAGAAAGTGCGTTTCTTGAATCAATCTGTTAAAGACCAGTTAACAACTAACACATCATTATCAACCAATACATATGTTGGTATTAATAATGCAAATTATGTTGCTGCTGCAGCCAATATTGGATATGCTGATTCATTATTTGCACTAGGTGCATATACAGATACAAAAGTTACAGATAAAGATCTTGGAAATATTCCAGGCAAGTTAGATCGAATCTTATCAAAGATTGATGATGATGAAATTTTCAACATTGATTTGATTTGCGAAGCTGGATTAGGCACAATTTACACTGCTGCTTGTGCAAATAGCACTTCATATTATGATGATATTGCAATATCTTCTGCATTTTCGACAGCTTTGAATGCGTTAACATCAACATTTGCATATAATCCTGCAATTGATTTGCGCTCACTTTACACAACAGTATTCAGTCGTTTCAATAATTTTGCAGAAGTGACACGAAAAGATTGCTTGTTTATTGCAGATCCACTTCGTCACATTTTTGTAACAGGTGCAAATAATAAGACTATTGTTGATGCGAACAAAGCGTTTTCGACTCATATTTGGGCTCCAATTCGTAGAAACTTTGAGCTTTGCAATACAAGCTATGCAACTACATATGCTAACTGGGCAAAAGTTAATGATGTTTACACCGGAACAGATATTTGGGTACCATTCTCCGGGTTTGCAGCTGCAGACATGGCTAATACTGATGAAAACTTCTATCCATGGTATGCTCCAGCAGGTTATACTCGTGGTCGAGTAATTGGTGCAATTGATCTTGCAGTATATCCAAAACAAAAAGAGCGTGACCAGTTATATAAGATTGGTATTAACCCAGTCACATTATTCCCAAGCGAAGGGTTTGTAATATTTGGTCAAAAGACCTTATTGAAGAAACCAAGCGCATTTGATAGAATCAATGTTCGTAGAATGTTCTTATATGTAGAAAAAGCTACAAAGAAGACAGTTAAATATTTCGTATTTGAACCAAATACATTGTTTACTAGAACACAAGTTGTTAATACACTATCACCAATATTTGAAACAGTCAAACAGACAGACGGTGTATATGACTTCTTGCTTGTATGCGATGAAAGAAATAACACACCAAATGTTATTGACCAGAACGAATTAGTAGTTGATGTATATTTGAAACCGGTTCGTGCAGGTGAATTCATTTTGGTTAACTTTTACAGCACTCGCACCAGTACAAATTTTAATGAATTAGTAGGCGCGTAAGTCATAATATTAGATGGCTTTTTAATGGAACCATGATAAAATATCATTATGAAATTATCATGGTATGACGTACACGCCAATACTGTTCAACTCTTTAATAAAATAAAAGATTCTGGATTTGCTCCTACTGCTATACTAGGAATAGCAACAGGTGGATTGGTACCAGCAATTATTTTAGGAAAATTATTCAAATGCTCGGTTATTTCACATGGTATACGAACATATACAGATGAAAATAAAAGAGAATATCCACATGTATATCAAGACGGTGTTAGAGAACTCGCATCTTTTCATCATACAAGCATATTAATTGTTGATGATTTATCTGACACTGGTAGAACTTTTCAAGAAGTGTTATCAACAATTAAATTTAGTAAGTATATTTATTCTCAAAATCCGACATTGCAATTTAGAACAGCTGCCTTGTATACTAAAGAGGGTACCAAACACGTGCCAGATTTTTATATTGATGAAATTTCTAAAGATACTTGGATAACATTTCCATGGGAGTGATAAGTGGTTGATACACAATAGTTAACACTGAAAATAATTTAAATATAGAGTTGAACGTCTTGAAATATAATCTATAAATAAGAACACAATATGTCATTAAAAGCTTTACAAGATTACACTGCATACGCTCGTTATGCAAAATATATACCAGAAAAGAAGCGTAGAGAAACATGGAATGAAACAGTAGACAGAGTATTTAACATGCACATTACAAAGTACGGTGATAAAATAACAGAATCACCAGAGATGATGGAAGCATTTGAATTTGCAAAGAAAATGGTGCGTGAAAAGAAAGTGCTAGGCTCTCAAAGAGCTTTACAATTTGGCGGAAAATCAATTTTAAAGCATGAATCTAAAATTTACAATTGCGCATTTACACACATTGCACGTCCTCGAGTCTTTCAAGAAGTAATGTTTTTATTACTATGCGGTTGTGGTGTAGGATTCTCGGTACAAAAAAAGCACGTCACCCAACTTCCGCAAATTATTGCACATAATAATACACCTAAAACATTTGTTATTGAAGATAGTATTGAAGGGTGGGCCAATGCAGTTGGCGCATTATTAAATTCATATTTTGCTGAACCATTGAATGAATTTAAAGAATATAATAGATACGACATTACATTTGACGGTAGTTTAATTCGACCTGAAGGTGCATTAATCACTGGAGGTTTTAAAGCTCCGGGTCCGAAAGGATTATTACGAGCATTAGAAAAAATTAAGAAAGTAATTGAAACACGGCTTAACAGTGATGGATATTTAACAGATAAATTCGCAGGAAAACTTCGTCCAATTGATGCTTATGATATTATTATGCATAGTAGTGATGCGGTTCTTTCAGGTGGTGTACGAAGATCTGCAACCATTTCTATCTTTTCATTAGATGATGATGAAATGGCAAATGCAAAGACAGGAGACTGGTTTGGAACAAACCCTCAACGTGCTCGTAGCAACAATTCAGCTGCCTTACTAAGAGGTAGTGTTACAAAAGAACAATTTCATAAATTAATGGAATGCACGCGTCATTTTGGCGAACCTGGATTTATTTGGGTAGATGATGAAGATATCGGTTACAATCCTTGTGTAGAAATTGCACTGTATCCACTCACTTTAGATGGTAGACAGGGTGTACAATTTTGTAATTTATGTTCAATGAATGGCAAAAAAATCAAAACTGAACAAGATTTCTTAGATGCATGTAAAGCATCTGCTATTTTAGGCACAATTCAAGCAGGATACACAAATTTCAGTTATTTGTCACCAGAGACAAAAGAAATCACTGAAAGAGAAGCTTTATTAGGATGTTCTATGACTGGCGTAATGGATTCACCAGAAATCTTATTAGACGCTGCAATACAACGTAAAGGTGCTAAACTTATCAAGCAAGTTAATCAAAATATTGCTAAATTATTGGGTATAAATCCTGCAGCACGTACATGTTGTTTAAAACCGGAAGGCTCTGTAAGTTGTATTCTTGGAACAAGTTCAGGTATTCATGTTCATCATGCAAGAAGGTATATCCGGCGAGTACAAGCAAATAAGTTAGAATTTCCTGCACAACTATTTCAAAAAATTAACCCATTGGCGGTTGAAGAAAGTGTATGGTCTAGCAATAACACTGATGTTGTTATTAGCTTTTTGTGTGAAGTTCCTGAAGGTTCTATAACTAAAAATCAAATTAGCGCTATAGAATTCTTAGAAAAAGTAAAACTCACGCAACAAAATTGGGTTGAACATGGTACAAATATTGATTTATGTATAAATAAACGTTCTCGTCACAATGTTTCTAATACTATTACAGTCAAACCTGAAGAATGGGATGAAGTAGAAAAATATATTTATAAAAACAGGGAATGGTTCGCAGGCATATCTTTACTACCGTATTCAGGTGATTTAGATTATGCTCAAGCACCGTTTTCTACAATCTTGACGCCGAAAGAAATTGTTAAAGAATATGGTGATGCAAGTATCTTTGCAAGCGGGGTGGTTGTAGAAGGGTTGCAAGCATTTGAAAACAACTTATGGAAAGCTTGTAATGTATTATTAAACAGAGATGTTATATCTCTTGAAGGATATTTAAGCAAACCGTGGGATGCTAGTACGAATATTACACATAAGATATTTAAAATTCGTAAAAACTGGCTAGAACAGGCTATAAAATTTGCTAATAAGTATTTTGCAGATGATATTACACGAATGTCATATTGTTTGAAACATGTATATCTATGGAAAACATGGTGCGATTTACATCGTGAATATAAAGAGATTGATTGGTCTGATGTAGTGGAAGAAAATGAATATACTCAAGATATTGACCAAACGGGTGCTACTGCATGCGCTGGTGGAGCCTGCACGTTAACACTAAATGTTGTATAAAAATATAAAATAAATTATGTTAGATGAATAAATAATTTCATTATGGCACAGACTATTAGAGATTTCTTCCAACAGATACAAACCCGTCAATTTTCTAGAGATTTTCTTTTTAGATTAATTGGTATGGATTTTGGTGATGTACAGCCACCTATAAATTTTAATGAATCTGAATTGATTTATGCAAGAACTGCTTCACTACCTGGTAGAGATATCACTAATGTAGAAGCAAAATACATGGGAATGACGTTTAACTTGCCAGGTGCAGTAACTTATACTGGTAGTAACGGGTATAGTATTGAATGGTATTGTGACGAAGCTTCAGATATTAGACAAAAATTTGAAAACTTATCATATTTAACATTTGATGATCGTACGAGTACAGGATTTTATGACACGCCTACACGCTCATCTGTAATCACCCTTGCGCAATTAGATCCAAGACTTAAGCAAGTAGCTCAATACAAATTAATTGGATGTTCAATTCGCACGGTAAGTCCAATTGAATATCAAATGGCTGATGGTACAGGTGCACTTAAAACGTTTACAACAACAATAGCTTATCATTTTTACGAGCGCGTAACTAATCCACCGCTTTCACCACCGGCAGCAATAGCTTAATACATGGCATGTAATGAACTACCAACAGGTCTTTAACCCGCTGGATTCAGAATATACTTTCGCACATTCGTCTTTTTAAGAACTTCATCGCCAACGCCTTCAGAAACCTTGGAGGTCTCTTCTGGTCTTACCTTAGCTCCATTCCTGTTATCGGTAGTTATCAGATGATTGGAATTTTAATTAAAATTTGAAAAAATATTTAAAAGCTAAAGTGTATCCTTACGACTAAAGATCACATTACGTGTACTCATTTCTTAAACATAAATAATTACATGCCTTCGTCACCACGCGAACACTTTTTACTTACAATTGGTCAATGGGAATATAGCGTCCCATTGCAAACCCAGTGGATTATGACAATTAGTCCAATTGGTGGCGGATCCATCCCCGGGCTACTTAAAAATATTGGAGCGGATACAACTTTAGATAAGAATGGATTTGCAGTTCCACCCATTGTTCAGCAAACCATCTTTTCTGAGCGTGTCCAACCAAATGCGGATGGTATAGGTCTAATATACATTCAAAAAATTAACATTCCTGGGGAGTCCATATCTCCAGTCGAAGCAGGTGTAGAAAATCAAGCAGGATTTTTAAAAGGTACTGCAGGTGGAGATAGACAAGGTATAAACAATCGCCAGCTTAGTACAGAAGTATTAGAAACTAACTTAGACTTTATCGACGGAATTATTAGACCTTGGATAATCACTGCGGGATATCGCGGATTGCTGGCCCGCACTGCTAGTGAATCGATTAAATGTAATATTCAAATTGTTCAATTTACTCGAACAGATGGAATTAAAGCGAGACCAGTGAGAAAAGTTCATAATTTTTTTAATTGTGTACCAACAGGAATAGAACAACTTGGACTTAGTTATATTGCTGAAGATGTAAATATCCGAACAGTTAATTGGACATTTACGTCTTACACATATAAAATAAAGGAATGAGAACATTTGAAATTGTTCAATATCTTCCAGTTTTAAATAAAAATATAAAGTATAATGAGTTAGTTAACAAACAAATGGAAATCATTTGTAAGTATATTGCTAATTCTGACGATGAAGGGTTAGCTGAATACTTTGATTCTTTAATATATGAACTTTTAATTGATAAAACTATATTTAGTTTATTAACAAATATTGATAAATTTTTCATTTTATTAAATCTGCGGTCTATTTGTGTAGGAAACACAATCAAATTTAATAGTATAGACACACAGGTATCAGTGAGTATATTATTACATTCAATTTTGGATAGGTTTGCACAACCGTTGCAAGAATTTAATATTAAAAAAAATATAGATTTAGGTGGCTTAGGTAATATAACAGTAGGCATTCCAAGAAAAATGTATTCAAAAGATATAGACCACATATCTATGAATACAATTATAAGTTGTACATTATTTGATAACGATATTTCAGTTACAGATGAGATTGAAATAGTGGATAATCTACCAGCTCATGTAATAAATGATATTTTATCGTTTATTGATGAAGTGTCATTAACGTGTGAAGACAAAATAATTATTGCAGCTAATAGTAATGCTGGAATAAAACAGGTAATACTAACACCATTTGGTAACAAACTATTTTATTTTATAAAGACTATATTTTCTGAAGATTTATTTAATTTTTACAAGATATATTTTTGGTGCATGTCAAAAATTGGCATAACTTCTGATGGTTTTTATATGCACACCCCTGCAGAAACTCAATTGTTTATTGATATGTATATTGAAGATAAAAAAGAAGAAAACAAAATGATTGAAAACTCACAACCACATAGCTAAATACAAATATGTCTAATATCACTTCAATTTTAACTAAGATACAAGAAGTAAATAGTTTAAATACAGTATCTGCTGTAATACCTTCTACTAATAAAAGTGTAAGCATGTTACCTTTATCTGTAAAACAGCAAAAAGAAATTATTAAATCAGGGTTAGAAGGAAATATTTCCGGAATCTTGGTAAGTAACGCAATTAACCATATTTTAAAGAATAATTGCAAAGACTGTCAATTACTTGTAATAGATAAGTTACCATTAATTGTAGCAAGCCGTGTGCAAGCGTTCGGAAATATCTATAAAGATAAAGATATTACACCAATTTTATCTAAAACATTGACAATAAATGTACCGTTTCAACAAAAATTAACATATAAAGATATTATTTCCGCAGAAGTTAAAATTCCTACAATAGATGAAGATATAGCAATTAATAACGTGTTAATATCTGCACATAAGACAACAGAAGATGGTATCAACGTTATCGCTAGCAATTTATATATTTACGAAATTGTAAAATTTATTAAAACGTTAAGTATTCATCAAGGCGAAACAGAAGAAACCGTAAATTTTGATGAATTGTCAATACAGCAACGCGCTACCGTTGTAGAATCGTTACCTGCAAATTTCAATCAGTTGATTCTTAATTATATTCAATCAATTCGTGAATTAGAAGAAAAATACTTAACATTGCAAGACGAACCAATAACAATTGACGTGCAATTTTTTACTAAAGAATAATTTACCACTAAATAATAACATATGGCTGACGCTGTTCAAACAAATGTTATTAATTTTATGGCTGCTCTCAACAAGGCTGTTAAAGATCTTGCTGAGAAGACAGGAATCATGTTGGATGATTACAGTGGTGATAAGTACGGTGATGTTCAAGATGAAAAAAACAAAGAAAGAGAAGATAGATCTAAACAAAGTAAACTTACTTCTCCAGAAACATCAAGATACCGTGAAATTTTTAAAATATTTGCAGATGTAACTAAATTGCCGCAAAATCTTTCTAAGATTGCATCAATTATAGAAAAGCAATATATAGACCAGCAAAAAAAAGTAGAACAAATAGACAGTAAACCACCAACAACAAAGGATAAGTCTAAAGAATCTGGTGCTATTACTCGATCAGAGAGTGATTCAAAAAAAATATCTGGATCTGGACTAGGAAATTTATTTTCAATTGACGGGTTAATTGCAATTGGTGGATTATTATCTACTTTAGCTGCATTCGGTACAAATGGCAAATTTAAAGGTGCTTTAGAGGTAATTGGTAAGATAGGACTCAAAGGCGGAACTAGTATACTTAAAAATGCTACTAGCGTTTTATTTAAATTGTTTGGAGCATTTGACGGAGGGATTATAAAATCGTTGGTTAAAACTGGTTTAAAAAGTGAAGCTTTAAAACCAATTTTAAAAGTGCTGGGTTCAATAGTAAAGAGATTAGCCAAAAGAATACCTATTATTGGCAGCATTATTGGTATTGGTTTTGCTATCCAACGGTTTAAAAATGGTGATACAGTCGGTGGTACAATAGAAGTGTTATCAGCATTAGCAGGGTTATTAGACCTAGCGGTACCAGGATTAGGATTTACATTATCATTAGGCTTAGATTTATTAAATGCGTATTTAGATTATAAAGCTGGTGGGTCAAATGCAACAGCATCTGCTAAAAAAATGGATATTTTAAAAGATATTGGTAAAAAATTAGGTGATGCGGCAAAAGGAATATTGTCAAGTATTAAAGATGGATTCAACTATGTTATTGACTTTATCAAAAAAATCGATTGGTCTAGTGTATGGAATAGTGTTAAAGATGTGTTTAAAGGTATATGGGAGTTTATTAAAGAGATAGATTGGGCTGGTCTATGGGGCGACGTTACAGATGTGTTTGACGGTATATGGAAATTTATTGAAGAGATAGATTGGGCCGGTCTATGGAGTGGTCTATGGGGCGGTGTTAAAGATATGTTTAAAGGTATATGGGAGTTTATTAAAGAGATAGATTGGGCTGGTCTATGGGGTGACGTTACAGATGTGTTTGACGGTATATGGAAATTTATTGAAGAGATAAATTGGGCCGGTATATGGAGTAACATTAAAGGTGCTTTTAAGACTGTTATAGATACCGTAGCAAATATCTTCAAAAATATAGGTAATATAATTTTAAACTTTTTCAAAGGTGATAAATTTAATGAAATAATGAATGAAATATCACCAATTGCCAACAGTGTTATTGATAGTATTAGTAACGCATTTAAAGAGATTAGCAAGATTGTTGGAAAGGTTATAGGATGGTTCAAAGATTATATTTCTGAGATTCCAAAGAAGTTAGGTGCTGCGTGGGAAGCCGCTAAAAAGTTTGTTAAAGGTGACAAACAGTCTGATCAAACATCTTCAGCAAAACCCGGTACGGCGCAAGTATCACAACCAAATATTACAATTGAAAGCCCTACACTTGTAAAAGTTGCTGAAATTGCAAAAGTGCAATTAGCGATTATGGGTAATCAACTTACACAACTTCAATCAAATGGTATAAAATTAGATAAAATTGCTGAATATTTACAATATTTGCCTCGACAAATAAATGTAAATGACAATTCATCATCGTTTGATGCAAGCAAATACGAAAACGCATATGACAGTGGAAATTCTTTAACAAAAAAACGATATCTCGACGCTTTAAATTTAATAGGCGCTAACGTCAGATCACCATTTAACGGGGTAATAGCATAATATGGCAACATCTCCTCCTTCTAACAAATCCGCAAAACCGATAGACACTCCAACTAATCAAGGAGCATTTAATATCGTTGAAGACTATGATTGGACATTTTCTGAAAATAAGAAAGCGTTTAATCAAAGTAATGAACAAATTCCATATATTGAATTAATAGAAAGTAGAATTAAAAGTAGTAGTGTCGAAGCATATTTAAAATCGATTTGGAATTCAAAATCGGATTTATTGCAAGCAAATAAAGATGCTATAAGGAAAATATTAGGCAAATTAGCTGATACTATTACCGGCCAACAACAAGGATCTGCAGGCTCTAAACAAGGATCTGCAGGCTCTACAGATCCATTAGAACCATATACAGAACTATATCAAGTAACGCCTACAAATATTACGTATAGATTTCCATACTTTTCAAAAGAATTTTATAACGCGGAAAATCAATTTTCAGAATCATATCAAGGTAATAGTTCATGGAGCGCGGAAATTGTCAAAGGGATAGAAACAGTATCTTCAGCATTTGAAAATATACCAGCGTTAGCACAACCAGGTGTTTATATTGAAAGGCCTCGTTTTTATAATTTTTTATCAGATCCTAAAGAGATTTCTGTGTCGTTTCCGCTTTTAAACACATTAACTGAAGGAGCATATTCAAAAAATCTTGAATTTATTCGTAGATTTGTGATAATGAATAAACCTTCAAGAAAAGATAAAATACTTTCTGAACCACCTGCAATCTATAAAGTGGTTCAACCTGGCGTAGCCGTATATCCATGGGTGTTTGTAAGAAATATGAGTGTAGAACATATAGGCACTAAACGTTTAATGGGTGGCGATTTGGTTCCTGATGCATTCATGATAAATATTACACTACAGCCGCTAACTAGAGAAGCTAATAACTATATGCGCGCGGATAAAAACGTAGCTGCAACAGAGAAAAAAGGAAACATAATGGTTTTTGTTAAAGACAAATGAAAATTAATAAACAAAATGATATCAAAGATTTACCAAAATTATCACAAGAAAGATATGAGAATATTTTCCATGTATTTGAAGCTATTAAACCTATATCAAATACAGATTCATCCCCGAATAATATCTATTATTTCTACAATATTTTAACAAAGATAAGTATTCCTTCAGATGTAAGCGAAGATGTTTTTGAATATTACAGAATAAGCAAGCAATATCCCTGGACCACAATAAGTTACCGCATATACGGTACGCAGTATTTGTGGTGGCTCATTGCACTCACAAATAAAATTATTAATCCTACTCAAATACCTAAGCCTGGAGATATTTTAAAAGTTATTAAACCAGAATTTGTTGGAATTATCTTAAATGATATAAGAAACCAAGTATAATATGGAAAACACTTCAATTACACGTATAGGCGAACTTGATTATAAGTTCGAATTAACGTTATTAAATGATAATAATCAGGTAATATCACTGAATAAAAACGCAGTTCGAAGCTTGATAATTACTGATAATATTTTCAACCCTTTTCATGAAGCAGTATTGTTGTTGTCGGATAATTTAAATATTTTAGAAAGAACTGATATCAATTATACATTTTTAGGCAATGGTAGAGATGTAATATTCATAGATTTAATGCCACGAATATCTGAAAATGATGCAGATTTTGATAATGAACAATATCGAGAACATTTTGCACTATCATTTTTATTTATCGTTACAAATTGCACTGATGTAAGATTTCAAAACTCTACATGTAAACAATTAAAAATGGTTGAAGCAGCTCAATATTTGTTGAGTGAGCATAATTCTAAACTACAATCAGCAACTGTAGCTGCTCAACAACAAGGCGCTCAAGCAACACCAGCAACACCAGCAACACCGACATCACCAACATCACCATCAAGAGGAGCTTTATTGAATGGGACAAATGCTGAAAGATCAGTTAAAACAGGTATACTCATTAAAGAACTTTTTAAGTTGGTATATGATACTGGGGAGAAAACAGGTGTGGAAAACTCAAAAATAGACGAAACATCATTTGATGAAGGTGCAGAAAATATGTTTGTGAACAGCACCGGTGAATTAACATACAATGATGTATTAAACATGTTATATCAAAATCATTTTAGTGCACAGTATAAAGATTATTGTTTATTAAATCATGATAGGTATTTTAAAAAAATGTCATTGAAATCATTGGCAGAGATTTTTAAAACACATGATCAAAATGTTATAGAAACAATTAGATTTCAAAAATTGGTCGCAGATGAATCTGCACCAAATGGAGGTTGTAGTCTCGGTACATTAAAATGGACACCTAAAGGACTTCCATTTGGTGAAGTGTCAACTGTAAGTCAATATTATGCAGATAATCCTGATGCAAACTTTACAATAGATTTTCACAACAATGTAATAACAAATACAAATATTAAACCAAATAAAGGCATGGTAATGAGCTTAAAAAGCGGAGATGTGACTCAAATATTGCAACAATATCGAACATTATATGTTGACCCGTTTAATTCTCTAATGGGCAGAAGCGTATACCCAATTGTAAAACTTAATAATAGTAGAGTAAAACACAATACAATTGATAGTTACTCTCACCCAGAAGCGTGTGACCTCGGTAATGCATTTACAACTATGCAAAAATTTAATGCATTATTGTTTATGGACAAAGTGCATGTATTTAAGTTAAAAGGTCACACAATAAGAAAAGCTGGGGTGTTTATTGATGTATCTAATACTGAAGACGAATTAAACACTTTATGGGATTATAATACACTTGGTAGGCATTTTATAACCTCTGTTCAGCACGTTTTTACACAAGACTCATATATGAATATAGTGGAAACAATTAAACCATATACACTTATTCAACCAACTGCATAAATATTTGATATGCTCTTAGGCAAAACACTTATACCTGAAATATTAGAAACATATGCTATACTTCCTAGTTTGAGTGCGCTCAAACAAGATACAAATATATGTGAACTTGTTAAAGAGTTTGAAACTGAGTTTGATTTATTATATAAATTCAAAAAAATACAAACATCCCCTGAACCGTTGCAGTCTTTGCGAGAATTTGTTAAAGAGTTTACGCTCATAGCGCGTACATTAGATGTTCCTACAATTTTATATTTTGTAGATAAAGTAAATAACACATTACCTTTACCGATAAGTAGTGCTGCACGGATTGAATTAAAAGCAGCATTTTACAAAGCAAATAATATTTCTAAACCAACTAGTAAACCATCACAACAAAATGTTCCTATTAATGAAGATGATGGTTTTCTAAATAAATTAGCAGAAGCAATGCGTGAGTGTGCAGCGCCTTGCAATTATTTTGAACCTCTTAGTGATCATGTAGGTAAATTAGCAGATGTAGGTGAAGCTGCTACATCACATACTACCGCATTGTGGGATAGTGCGTTTGAATTATTTCAAGCACCTGTTTTTACCACGCTAAATGCATTTAATAAAATATCTACATTAGTTATTAATGAAATATGTAAGACATTTGGAGCTGCAGAATCGGCATTTAGAAATGGTCTGGGACCTAATTTTGACCAACAACGTCTTCAAAAAGAAAGACCGTTATTACAAAGTGGTTCACAAACGTTAGAAAGCACTTCTGAATCTTATCCATTTACAAATTCAATTAGTAGATATTTTTCAGTAGGACGATCTAGTTCAGATATAATGAACAATGCTGCAAACAATTTAAAGGACTGTTTTAGAATTGCTGATTATTACAAACGGTTTAATTATCAAGATCCAGATATGAATTTTGGAAAAGCTCGCCGGGTAGTATTTAACATAAATGTTAATGGATATTCAATACCACATGATGCATTTGGAAAAGAAATTGTACCGTATCGCATACCTCAATCGGTAAGTGATTTGTCTAATTCTAGTATACTACCACAAGCAAAAAAGTATGATGATATTGGCCAGTCTAATATGAATAGCCGATCAGCTAATAGTAGCTCACCACAAGCTACATCAATTGATGATAAAGTTCCACCAGAACAAAATACACAGCCTGCGTCACAAGCACCTGCAAATGAAACAGTTAACGGTATAACAACGCAAGGACAATATAATCCAACGAGTGCTAGTGTATTTGAAGGTAATGGTGTAGAACCCTTAACTCAAGCAACATATGGTCCAAATGGTGAATTGTATGCAAGTGGCAAAGAAAGTAATTTTGGTGGTATTAGTGACCCGATGAACCAAGGAGATTTGTCTATTACAAGTTCAACCGGATTAACAAATAGAGATTTAAATGTTGCTGATGATTATTTTGCATATAGAGCTGATTATTCTAAGACATCTTTACATGAACTTAGAAATAGCTATTTTGAATTTTATAATCCACAAAATGGTGCAACAGTATTAGTTCCACCACCAAGCGTGAGCGGTAAACCGGGTACAGGTTTTGTTGATTGGGGTCCACACATTCGAACAGGTAGAAGTATTGATTTGTCCCCAGGTCTTGAAAAGAAATTAGGATCTAAAACAGACGATACAATTTTTTGGCGACGAGTCCCAGCACCATAATTATTGTTCAAGCATTTTTGGCTCTTCTTCAATAATTTCACCTTCAACTGGTTTTAGTTCAAGCAAAAATTGTTTCATAAGTTCTTCTCGAGACATAAGAAGCTTGGCACCTACTACAGTATCAATCTCTTTCTTTCTACTTTCCACATCCATTTGTTTAATATGAATCATGGTTTTATGTCGCTTATCATTGATTAAAATTTTGTTAAGTGTATCAATTGCAGTTGCACTTGATTTGATTAGTTCTGCCAGTGCCGACACATCATCTGCATTTGGAGCAGAAGCTACGTAATCACTAACATTGTTTACTGCTTCGGAGCTAGTACGCACTAATTCACTAGTATACTTTAAAATAAACTCTTCAATATTTTCTTTACTTAACTCCATATGTTCTAATTGTTTAACGATTTTAGGTGTAGATTTCAATTGATCTAAAATGTCACCTACAGCGTCATTAATATCTTCATCCATATAATGTATTTATTACAAAAAAAATAAAAATAAACATATTTGATTTCTTGAATGCTTCATTTAAAATATAAATCATGGACGAAACAATCGAAATTCAACTAATTAAATTAGATATTAATTCACAATTGCCCACAAAAGCACATGATGGTGACAATTGTTGGGATGTATATGCTGTAGAACGAACCACTATACCTGCTAGAGGATCAGCAACTGTTAATGTAGGGCTTAAATTAGCATATATCACACCAGGGTATGGTTTAGTATTTAAACCTCGTTCAGGATTGGGGTTCAAACATGATTTATGCCCTCATTTGGGAGAAATAGATTCTGGATACCGTGGTAGCCTTAATGTTAAGGTATACAATTTTGGAGACAATCCATATACATTTGAAATTGGTGATAGACCAGCTCAAATGAAAGTAGAAAAAGTGTGGAAATCAACTGTAAGTTTTGTTGATAATGTAGTAGAAACTGCTCGTGGTGAAAAAGGTTTAGGTTCTACAGGTAAATGATTGAAAATATCAAACAGCTTTGGACAGAAAAGTATCGTCCAAAGACAATTAACGATTTAGTTGCATCGCCATCTACTTTAAACTTACTCAACAAGTTTAAAGATGAGCAGTCTATACCTAATCTATTATTAACTGGGCCCGCAGGTATTGGAAAAACAAGTATTTCTAAAATTATTGTCAATGACATATTAAAATGTGATTACATTTATATTAATGCATCTGATGAAAATGGGATAGATACTATTCGCAATAAAGTTATTGGATTTGCACAGACAGCTTCATTTACAGGTTCAATTAAAGTTGTTATCTTAGATGAAGGTGACGGTCTAACTGGGGACTCTCAAAGAGCTCTCCGGAATACCATGGAGGAGTATAGTAACGTCACACGTTTTATATTAACTGCAAATTATAAGTATAAAATCATACCTGCACTACAAAGTAGATGCCAATCATTATCGTTTAACTATGATTTGAAAGACGTGGTTCGGAGATGTTTCGATATATTAAAAGCAGAAAATGTCTTCTTACATAAAGATCAAAAGGAGTTGTTTCTAAATCTAATAAAGACGCATTTTCCTGACTTGAGAAAGGTTATTAATGAAATGCAAAAATATTGCATTAATAACGAGTTACGCATTGGTGCGTCTTCTCAAATTGAAGAATTTGTAATACAGCTATTCAATAAGATTAAAAGTGAATCAATTAATAATTGTCGCAAATTTGTAATTGAAAATGAAACGGTATTTAGCGGAGATTACCACAACTTAATGAAGTGTTTGCTCGAGTGCATTTACAGTTCTAATATCAATAACAAACAAATATTGATATTAACTTTAACAGAACATATGTATCGATGCAGTTTTTGTATCGACCAAGAGATAAATTGCTTTGCTTGTATAATTAATTTGCAACAAGCTATTAACTCTTCATGTAGTTAATAGTATAGCTTATTGCTGGTGACTTTGCACCTTCAGCCTCTTTTGCAGGAATTTTAACATTCTTATTAAGTAAAGAAGTATCTGCTTTTTTCATACTATTCCCTTGCATAGTCTGGTGAGTCTTTGCAATTTCTTCATTATCTTCTTGTGTATACTCTTCTGGTTTAATAATTGTCTTATTAGGACGAACCAATCCTTCAGGAATTTTTGGTGCAACATTTGGATATACATCAATTCGTGTAATAAGTGTTGTTGGAACAGTAAATTGTTGAATATGTCTGCCACCGCCATGATCCGCAGCAATATCTAATACCACATTATTACCATTCATATTATCCACATTACCAGGCTTTGCTGTAGGCATCACATCTTTAATATTAACCACACGGATATGTAAATTAGAATTGATCATATCTTCTAATTCTTTTTGCATTTCCGGGTTTAATGCTTTGAAATCATTATGTGATTTATAATTTTTGATAAATTCAATAAAGTCACCTACAGAGAAACCTCCACGGGTAAAGCGTTGCATAGAAGATTCCCATAATTTAATAAATTTGCTGTTCATCAATAGTATTTAATGATCCCCATTAAATATTTTTATGGCCAAAATTAATTTAACTGCACTGCCAAAGCAACAATCAAATTCAGCATATCTTTATAAAGATGTGCATTTAGATTTAATTGAAAATTATACGGCCAACTCACAAAAATATAAACAACAGGAAAGACAAGATTTTAAAGCGGATTACGATGTAGAGGCTGTTAAAAACTCCATTCGTAACCTTTTAACCACCAGCCCAGGAGAGAAAATTTTAAATCCTGCATATGGATTAGATTTTCGCGGCTTATTGTTTGAGCAAGTTACAAAATTTCGTGGTGAACAATTAGGTAATATTATTACATCTCAAATTAATGTATTTGAACCAAGAGTGGTAATTGATTTTATTAAAATTGCTGTTGATGAAGACCAACAGCAATATGAAATTGATATTAGTATTTCAGTGCCTTCGTTGAATTTAACTGGCGTAAGCATATTAGGCATCTTAAATAATGATGGTTACATTTTTACAAAAGTATAAACAATGGCTACAACAGAATATTTAGAATACAATTTACCTCGACAAGCATATGCAACATTTGATGCAGTTAGTCTCCGTCAAATGTTTGTCGATAAATTAAAAGATAGTCAATTATTCCCTGATATTGCTTATGAAGGTAGCAATATCTCTGCATTAACTGATATTTTAGCGTTTTCTTATCACTTATTATTGTTTTATCTTAATAACACTTCGTCAGAAGCCATCTTTAGTCAAGCGGAATTGTATGAAAATATTAATAAAATTGTTTCTTTGATTGGATATAAACCTCAAGGAAGGCAAACATCATTGCTAAACTTCAAATTAGTAGCAAATAGCAATCTTTCTCCAAATTTTTACACATTAAAACGCTTTGCACAAATTATTTTCAATGGAAACGTTTATTCCACTAATAAAGACATTTCATTTGAAAAGACTTTAAATGGGAGTGAAGAAATTGCGTCAATTGGTGAAAACAATATTTTATATCAAGGTGTTTTTAAAGAGTATCCAACATATACTGCAATTGGTGAAGCATTTGAACAGGTGACCATTGCAATCGACCCTGGTAACAATGATACAAGTGATAAATTTATCGATAACAATAACATTTATGTATTCGTTAAAGATATTCTTACAGGTAAATGGAGTGAATGGAATGAGTCGAGTAGCTTATTTGTAGTAGACGCTAACACAAAAGCATTTGAAAAACGGTTCAACGAGTTTAATCGTTATGAGATTAAGTTTGGTAATAATATAAATGGTAAACAGTTAAATACTGGTGATGAAGTAGCAATATTTTATCTTCAAAGTGACGGAAAGCTTGGAGTTATTGGTCCAAACGTTATAAATTCTGGAATTATAACACTATATAACTCTACATTGTTTAGAGAAATTGGTACGGATATATATGATTCCAGCTTAATATATCTTAATGCAAATAGTGTACAAACTCTGCAAGTTTCAAATATTTTTCAATCAACTGATCCGACTCAAATTGAATCGGTTGATGAAATTAGACAAAACGCTCCAGCATTATTTGTTGCACAAAATCGTGCAGTTAGTAGTGCAGATTATATAGCATTCTTGTCAAAGAATTTTACATCAATCATTAATAGTTGTTCAGTTATTAATAATCAAGAATTCGTGTCAACATATATTAAGTATTTTTATGATATCGGTTTAGAACAACCTAATACTGATGAACGTGTACTGTTCAATCAAGTAACATTTAACGATGCATGTGATTTTAATAACATTAATATTTTTGTTGTGCCTTCTATTGCAGCAATTTCTAATGAAACAACTCCAAACGTGTTGCCTGTTGCTCAAAAACAAACAATTAAAAACTTTTTCAATAATATTAAATGCGAAACGCATAATATTACTGTAAATGATCCAATTTATGTAAGTTTTGCATTTGGACTACCTTTTATTGATGAACCTTTAACAGTATCTATTAAAGATACGACAAAATTAAAAGTAAAACGCGCCGCAAACTCTATTTTATCAAAAGAACAAATAAAAACACAAGTCGGGGCAATTATAACCAATTTTTTTGCATTAAAAAATAATGAGTTAGGACAATTGATGGACTTTAACACATTGAATATAGATATTTTAAATATTCCTGGCGTGTCAAATATTGAAATAGTAAGAACATTAAACGATTCCACAATTACAACTGAAAAATTGAATTTTATTTATTGGAATCCGTTATATCCTAATGTAAATGTTAACACCACCGCTCAGAATATTAGATTGCAGAAATTTCAATTTCCGTTTTTCTATGAATTAACAAAGCAATTGGCTAATATTATTGTCGAATAATGGAACATCTAATTAACACTGCATATAATTATTTTCACGTTAAAAACTATACAGGTAACTATAGTCTATCTAGTTATAGTTTGGAGATCACACCATTTACTTTTATACCGCATGGTCTAACCGATACAGGTAATAACTTTTCTAATAAAAAATTGTTATGGGAATTTGGAGATGGCACGACTTCAACAAGTATAACAGCATCACATTATTATAGGTTACCTGGAACTTACACGGTTACATTAAATTTAATTGATAAACTCGGTGCAGGTGTAATAGATTCATATAAAAAGATTGTAACCGTTACAGATTATATACCAGATACATTTGTTTTAACAAATACCGGTTCATACGGTATTTACCCATCATATAAAGATAATTATTTTACAATTCATCGATTTAATAATGCAGCATCTTATCAAGAAGATAAAGAATACACGTTTAATTTATTTGCAAGTGGTTGCAATGCCCCTTTATTAAATTTAGAACAATATGAAAAATCGGCATATGATCATTTGTTACCTTACACAGGATTTTTTACTAAAACGTATAATTGTGTCCGTGGGATAGATGAATATATACCAGTAGATAAGGTAAACACTACTAATGAATTGTTATATTTTAAATTATCAGGTATAAACTTAGTAAAGTGTTTAGAAACTGATAAAGGAGCATGTTTTGCAGGTACTAGTGGGCGAGTAGATGTGTATTATACTGACGATCTTATTTCTAATATTGGCAATAATACATTAATTTTTGTATCAATTGATGGGAAACATTTTACTGACTATTCAAACTTATTATTAGACACACCGTATCAAGTAATCCAACAAATACCACAAACAATTTTTTATACTATTTGTGCATCACCATACTCATCAGCATTAGATATTACTTCAAATGGTATAAACACCTTTGATATTGATAAGAACCAATTTGTTGACACTAAAATACCGTTTGTAGTTAAAATATTAGATGAAAATAATGTAGATAAAAAGCATAAACATGTTTTAATACATGACAACACATTATCTGAGGCAAATACAGTTAAAATTGAAGTGTTGAGTGGTGCAGGTTATAGTGTAGGTGGAGTAAATATTTATGCAGATTTTGGAACACTTACGGCGCGTAGCTTATCTGGTGGATATTTTAAAGGATATTTGCAGTTTAACCAACCTTGCAATGATGTTTATATTAAAGCAACAATATCTACTAGTGCGTCTGCTGGAGAATTTTATGGATGGCTCGCTCAACCAGATAGCGATTCATTGCATTTAATAGAAATTGACTCGACAACAGGGCTGACCACAACTAACACAACAGTTTCTAGTTACGGTCTCTCTGGAATTTCATCATTAGCGACGGTTGTTAATAGTACTATATTAGGAAATGTGTGGTTAACTGATGCAGACAATGATAAAATTATAAAATTAACGCCTGCGGGATTAAAAACTGTTGAATTGTCATTATCAGCAATGACATTAAGTAATAACAATGTAGTAAGCTTATTAGGTAATCTGTCTAGTGCTGCACCGTCACATATTTGTATTGATTCTAATGAAGATGTATGGGTAACATTATTCGACGCTGTTAGTACTATTAAAATAAACGCATTAACTAATAAAGTAACTGCAGTTGCATACCCACCATTAACAAATATAGCGTTGACTGCAACTGAAACATATGCTACATTAAGCGGCTATGCTGGAGATAACAGTTTAACACCAAGTTGCGTCGATACTGATATCGCGGATAATATATGGGTAAGTTATAGTAACCCAATTTCGTCATATCTTGTAAAATATGATACCAATGGCACAGTTTTATCAACAATTCCATTAACAGCAGGATATTCAGCTGATTCATTGTTAGTTGATCCAAGTAATAATGTATGGGTTATCTATAAAGACTGTAAAACGACTGCTACTATATTATCTACATTTAACGATAACATATTACACATTAATTCAGCTACCGCAGCAGTTACAACAATTGCTATAAGTGGTAGTATCGGTTATATAACTATTGATACTAATGAAAATATTTGGATTTCTCATAATAAACTAAACTTAATTGGTATTGACAGCACATCTTTCACACTTACGACATATCAAGTACCATTAACATCTAATAGTACAAATTATCTTAGTGATATTGGTGCTATTGGTGGCACATTTAACGGTAAGATATATGTAGGTGACGACACAAACAAGACTTTATATGTAGTGACACCATCTGCGATAAATCCATATGAAGAAGCTGTGCTCGATACTATTTCAGATCCTAATGATATGCAAATGTTATTGGGGTACGGTGATTGGACTGGGTTGCGTTACATATTAAAATATGACCCAACATATTCCACAGTTGCTACTACAACTTCTGATACATTTACGGTATATCCACTTAGCGGTGGTTATCAATTCAGTAAGATTAATGAATATGTTGACTTTACTGATATGTATAAGTCGTTTATATTCCAGGAAAACATATTAGATAAGCCGATTTTATTTGATAATTTTATTGGAACTATAGTTGGAAACAAACACTCCAGCCCAAACACGTTAGGAAAACGTGTAAATGAAAAAATAGCAAATTTTGTCGATAATACTTACAATGCGTATACATGCAATATTAACAATCTAGCAAGTATATATCAAGAATTTGGTCAAGAGTTAGTACAATTTGATAAATTCAAGTTTGCGTACCCCTCAAACATAGCAAGACTAGTAGATATATTTTCTATTAAGCAAACAAAATTGTGGGGTAGCAATAATATCTTTAGTGAAAACTTTGATCGTCGAGGAACTATAGATAACGATGTGTTTGGTATTAATATTGGCAATAAACTTGACATATATACCACAATTTTGACAGCAGGTTCCGCATCAATGCCAATTGTCGCACTTGAAAAATTTAGCAATAAGTACAAATTATTGAACACTGATATTTTAAGTGGGAATTACACAGAATATAAAAATGAAGCATTGCAAACGTATGCATTGTCTACATTTAGTATTAGATGGGGATGGAATTTAGTATTACCTGATGCATTCACAATAGATCAAATAGATGAAACATATTCATTCTATGAATATATACATCAACCTGAAAATAGTCAGTTAGAAGGAACAATTGATTGGGAACATACAACTTGGTCACAAACTTTAAGTTCTAAGACTGACTGGAAAACTATTGCAGAAAACATGTTAACATGTCAGTTATTTAAAGGCTTGCAATTATTTACTAGCGCGACAGTTATCGATTAACTAAATACATTATATGTCAATCGAACTGACTACTTTTAAAAAAGTACTGCCAGCTAATTCTATTATTAGTGATAATTCCAATAATGTCACTGCATTAGATCATCAATCCCCGTTTACCTTTTATGACTTTTTAAAATATTCGAAAGAAGTTATAACTCCTCAGAATTATAATGAATCATATCAAATATATTTGCAATTATGGTATAAAAAGCAAGGATTGATTGATGGCGATGTTCAATCAAACATAAAAGCTAGGTATATTGAGTTATTACAAGATATATCGTTAAAATATACCACTGTAGAAGAAAAGAGGTTCCTTTCTAACATAGATTTAAACAATCCTACAGAAGCTGCAATTATTATTCCGTTTTACTCTCGTAAAATATTTGAGATTTGCCAGTTTTACACTCAAAAACGTGAAAAAATTACTTATCAAGTAGAAAAGAATAAGATCAAAGGGAACCAATCTAGCGTAAAAATTGCAGTTTTTGAAGAACTCACTGATTATGTATTTCAGAATGATGAGCCTGTCAATTTCGAAATAGTAAACACGCCATTATCTGCAATCATTCAAAATCTTGATATTGAAACTGTAGAATTATTTGATTTATACAATGATTATTTTGATTTAGATCCAACCATTAGTGCAACAGACTATGATGTCAAAAATTTTGAACGCAAAGAATATTTCACATCAAATGTTAATGATATTAATGCAGATTTATTCATTAATTTTGATAAAGCGTTAAAACAAGAAATTTTTTCCGGTGTAGTATTTTTATCTGAGCTTGGTAAAAACTTTTCAATCAATTATGACTTCACATCTGTTAATTTAGATTGCAAACTATCTGATAGTTTTTATCAATATATTACTAGCTCAATTGATTCATCTACACGAATAGTTAATTTACGTAAAAAACTAATTGAAAAATATATTGGCACTGATTTTTATTACTTATCCACAGGCAGTACTATTACTAATGTGGGGTCAGGTAAATTATTTACTGCAACGAATCCAACAGGTAATTTACTCAATAGGCATTTTCCATCAACTGCAACAATTGAAGAAAAATCTGAATTAAAGGATATTAGAACAATTGGAGGTTTTTTTACACCTGATAAACAAGGAATTTTATACTTTTCTTATCCAGAAAAAAAGTATAAAATTGATTATTCTAAGTTAGAGCCGGATAAAATTTATATTTTTCCAGATCCAAACATGTACGGGAACACCACAGGGTTGACTCGTAACATTTATGACCTTCCATTAATTCAAATTATTGACTATAATACATCAGTTAACAATTCAAGCATGTATTACGCTGAAGGTGATGTACGTATTACTCCATATACACAAAGTTTCTACGGTTATTATTCACTTGGACAAATTCACAATAGCAAACAAATAGGATTATCCGGCACCACAACCAATTTTAGTTCATTATATAATAAAGGTATTATAACAGATTGGAAATCTGATATATATGGGAACCAGTATGGTATATTTAAACATTCGCCTCCAAAATTATATAAATCTGTTAATAGTGATATTCGACCAAAGTGTATTGTAATTGACGGCCACTTATTATACGATGATGATGAGTATTACAATTTTGATTATTCAGCAACCGGTACAATTGGAACAAATACTATACGAACTGGACTAACCGCACAATCATTTTTAAGCAGCACATATTCACCCTCATTTACTGCTGAGAATACATTATATTTCCGAGAAATATATCCATATGAAGAATGTCCAGATCCGTCTAAAACGTGTTTATTTGTAGATGGTGGATCTCTCACATTTAATAATGGCGAGCTTTTACCAGAAACATATAGCACAGATTCAACCACATGGCCTGGATCGATATATGATACCACATATTTTTATAATGAATTGTATGATGCTGGTATTGGTTCAATTTCACCATCATTCAATCATGCAATTTCAGGAAATCCTGCACTATCTGGCAATTTAACATTAGCATATCAAACTAGTAGCGATTCATACCTATTATTAGATTGTTATACATTTTTAGGTAATACTTGCAAGCTCACAAATGATTATAATTATCGATACAATTCAGGTGTCTATGTAGACGATGTAATTGAAACCTCATTAACAGAATTTTCTACCATTACAAGTGAAGCAGTAAATTATACACAAGCTAATTATCAATCGTTAACAGGTAAAGCATTTGTACGAAATATTTCTAATAGCATTGTATATCCATTATCAGCAGCATTAAGCGCAATTTTAATAAAATACAGCGCCGCAGTGCAAAATGATGTCAACACTGAAATCAAACACTTATATATCCATGATAATACAATCTTTATTGAATCGTCAAATTATTTGATAATAGATAAGTTGTTGTTTGATGAAATATTTCAAGCTCCAAATACAGCAAATAATGTTATTGCATTATCAGGTTTGTCATTTGCAGCACCATTTATTCATGAAACATTAGGATATTCAATAATAGTTACAATGTCTGGATATAATACCCAATCTAATTTAGTAACATATTATCCTATCATTTATAAGTATACATTTGCAACAAATTCGGTAAAGAAAATTTATCCATTAAACACTACCGCTTTAAGTGAAATAACATCACATTATAGTAGTAGTCTAAATGTGAAATTGACACATATATCTGTTCCTAATCTCACATATAATTCAAGAAATAAAAAATACGGACTTACATGGGTTGGATATGATCAAAATCATATGTCATATATTTACCAAAGTATTTTTGATTATAAAAACGATGCAATTGACATTAACTGTGCAAATGTATACAAATTAAGTGATTGGACAAAAACGCTTACACATAATATGCGTGATAGTCAATCATTAACAATGTATAATTTGGTATCAACTTCACCCATTAATAGTAATTTTAAAATATCATCTTCTGACGGAACAATTATTATAGTATGACAACTTATACATATACACCTTCTTTAACTTCGACAAATATATCAGGTTCATACTTTTTTCCTAGAAAAGTGTTTACTGGTAGTACCACGCTAACATTTGATTTAACCGATATAAATGACTCAGAAAATCAAGTTTTAAAAGTGTTAATTGATTATGGTGACAGCAGTAAAAACATTTTGATTGAAAATTCAATTGTTCGTACCTATGCTGATACAGATCAAACTGTAAGAATTGCTGAAACGAATCAGTTTAGTGATGGGTTAGATACATTTGAACATACGTATCATCCTTCAAGCGCATCATATTATATGCAATTATCTGCACAAGTGTTGTTATATTTTGCAAACTATACCACTTATAGATTTGTGTTCCCAATAACAATTTCACAAGATTCATATTTTAGTGTATACGAAAAACTGTTAATATCAAACACGCAATTTATAGATTTATCATCAAATGATGTATATGCAATATTACAATCCAATACAGGTGATATATATAATGTGGTGCTGACAAAGTGATCGAATAAATAGTAGTAATGCAAGTACTAAGCATCACCGATAACTGCAAACCCTTAAGCGCTGTTTATTCAATTGATGAAAATTTAAAATTTTCAAAGCATCAAATTGTTACACCAGAAGGGTTTAATTTTTATTCAGAAGATATTTTAAATGGTGCTAAAGATGTTAAAATCAATAACTATAATACGTTAGTTTTAAGTGATCAGTTATTTCTCGGTAACGTATTATCGCTTGATTTAGAAAATATTTCATTCATTGAAAGTTTTAGCACAACTTTAACTTTTTACGGTTATGGCGGTGTAAATGAATATACAAAATTTTTAACATTTGCAGGTGATGCAGACACGGATAAATCTACCGAATCATATCAATATACAAAATATAATACACCGTACATACAAAATAATCAATACTTTACTATAACGCTGTTAAATTCGTTATGCGCTACTGTATGTCATCAAAAAAATAACAAAAAATATTATTTAACATATACAGAAGATCTTTCAGGGTTTCAATTAGTTGCAGATGTTCCTTATAAATTTGAATATCAATTAGATAAAGATTCTAATTGTTTATCACTATTTGTAATTCGCAGCGGTAAAGTATATTTGGTTAGTGATGTTAACGACTCTCTTGCACTTACACATGTACCTTCTGGTGCATCTACATTTTTTAATTCTAGCACATATTTTAATATCAATTACTATACAAACAATTTAGATATTAATTTTGATACAAGGTGGATTTCGTACAACACTTCAAATATTAACTCTCTTAAATCCAATGATGCTAAAAGCATTGAATCTCTAAAAAACAATGTATTAATATCAAGTCAATATACTAATATAACAGGTAACTCGATAGACTATAATTTACTTGTTTTAAAGAATCAGTTTACTCATAAAAATTATAGTTATTGTGCAGATTATATAGAAAATGACTTCAATAAAGACGTTGCACAACTTAGTTTAAGAAATTATTCTAATATATTTTCAGGTAATAACCAGGAATTAGGTGATTACGCAATTTCACTAAATTACGAATTTAATAATATTGATTACATTTTTAAAGCTGACAAATATACTGTATTTAACACTGCACCTAGTTTATATCCTTACAATAAACTTAATATTAACGATTCGTTATGGAGCAGATCTGGAGCTATTGGTGGGCACATTCCATGGTATTCTGATAAAGTATTTGTTAAAAAAACTCAAACCTATCAAGCGTATCAAGATGGCCAATATTTATGTACATGGTTATCAGCTGGACCAGATTACGGCATTTGGGTTGACAGATATTACAATCCATCAAAGTTAACGTATACACAAGCATTAACTGCAGGTTCTACAGATCTATTATCTAATTATAATAACCCGGTGTTATCAGCAATTACTAATACTGTTGATTTATCATCATCTACATTCTTTGACAAAAAGAGTGATTTGGTATTCACGCCATCTACTGAATATATCTATCATAGAATTGGAGATAAATATGTTGATTTGATTTTAGAGCATTTATCTGCTTATCTTGTCAAAGATGGTCTGCAATTAAAAACATCTAATAATAGTAAAATAACTATTGATGGTAATATTGATGATGCGATTTATAGATTAAACAATAATTCATATGACATGATTACTGATTATGATATAGTGAATAATTCATTTACTATGTCGTTTTGGTTACAAGCAGATAATTGGCAAAAAGAATTTGGACATCAAATTGTCGGCAATTTGACAGATCAAGGTATTGGTATTGTCTATGATCAATTAATAACCCCATTTATTACGGTTGCTGCAGGCAATACCATTTATATTTACAACACAGATTTTAAATTAGTCAACACTGTAACTTTTGCCGATGAACAGTTCCAAAACATTGAACAATCTATAGATACAAATTCATATACTACAGTAAAATGCACAACATCATATTATGTAAAAACACTATATAGAACAGATCATTTATCACCCGCTGCGGCAATTTTAAATAGTAGAGTAGTATGTGATACTATTAATAGACTACCTGCACCTGTTGGTTGTGGCGTGTTATTAACAGAAAATTACGATTATATTATTACAGAAAGTCCAATTTCTGAAGACAGTGATCTTCAACTATTAATTGAGCCTTGTGGTAGAAACATATTACCATGTGTGATTGGAATGCATTATTTATCTGCAGTATCAGCATTAAGTGCGCAAGAATTTTACAATATTACGTTATTACAGACATTACTTAGTGCAAGTTGTTCTGCTCAAGATGTAGTATGTCAACAGCTTCCAGCATGCGGATCTCGTTATGCAAGTAATGATATTGACATTGTTTTATATTATGGTGTATCTGCTATTGTAATAAATACTACACCTGATCCTAATGTTACGACAACAACATCATCAACAACAACAACAACATCAACAACAACAACATCGACAACAACAACATTAGCACCTACTACAAGAGCTCCATTACCGACTACACCACCACCAATAGAACCGACATTACCACCACCACCACCAACACCACCACCAGGTACGACTGCGGTTGTCACAACACCGCCGCCAACATCGACAACAACATCGACAACAACATCGACAACAACGTCTACAACAACATCTACAACAACATCTACAACAACATCTACAACAACATCTACAACAACATCTACAACAACATCTACAACAACACTACAACCAACAACGACCACAACACTACCACCAGAATAATATGAGTATACCAAAATTAGCAAAATACACTGCATCTGGCGCAATTTATGATTCTGCAGGGCAACGTTCTGTAGATTATATTGCTTCTTACTCCACTGAAACTGATATTTACTTTTTAACATCAAAAACTGGAGACGTCACAAAGTATAATTTTGTGACAGAACAAGAAACATTAATGAAAGCTGTCACTGGTGGAAATTCATACTATGATGTGGACTCTATTATTGCGCATAATGATGTTGTATACGGATTTAAAGGAAGACTTACAAAAAAGTTCACTGAAAATAAAGTGTTATATATTTACAATACTTTAGATGAAACATCTCGTAGTAATAAAGATTATCTTGTTTACGAGACTTATGATTTTGCAGAATCTGGATTAGATGATAAAAGTAGATGTGTAAAATCTGAAAATGGTATAGAAAATTTTGTAATTGATAGATCAAATAATATCTATGTTTTGCACGGCGGTGCAACTAAACCGCACATTACAAAATATAACAGTTCATTTGTTCCTCTATTTAAAATTGATCTATTGCAAGCACTTACTGAATTGACCACAACAACGCTTCGACTATTAAGTGTTGATATAGTTAGAGAATATACAGATAAAGGATTAAAGCAGTACCCAATTGTATTATTATCTGTTAGTTCAGAACTAGCAATGTTAAAAATTGACGAAGTTAATCAAACTGTATATGATTTTACATTGTTAGGTGTAAAGGATAATTATTACAAATATAGTGACACCCGCAAACAACTATACAATCTTACAAATTACACATATTTAAAAGAAAATCATCCAGAACAACAATTTACATTTAAAGTAAGACTTAAAAATGTTCAAAATAATCGATCTATAGAAGATGTAAGTATTCCTGTAGATATTTCTATGTTTACAACAGGATGGCATCATTTTGCTTTACGACTTGATACAAATCAAGGAAACATTAGCGTGTTTGTCGATGGTAAATTGTATACTAACGTGACTATCCCGCCAATGACATACACTTTTCAAAACATCATACAAGATGGTATAGCAATTGGATGTACTGGATTTTATAATAACACACCGCTGTTTAAATATCTTAATCAGCCTGGGTATTACTTTGTTGATAATTGTAGTGTGAAACAATTTAAGTTGTATGATGTAGCGTTAAAAGATGATGAAATTAGATTTTTAACATTCAACGGTATAAAAATGCAAGACGGTATAATGAGTTTACCAGCTGATCAACGTAATGAACTAGATCAAATTGAAAGAGTGTTTAAATTAGATGCACCAGGACATAAGAGCAACAATATTAATATTTTGATAAAAAATAGTCAGATTGAAGATAGTCCAACACAAGAAAAGATCAAAAATATAGTTCGACAAAAATTAGCGCAAATCTTACCAGCGAACGTAAATATTAATGATATAACATTTAACAAATACTAATGCAAACTAAATTTAACTACGTTAGTAGTGGATTATTTACAAATTTAACAGGTGGAGAATATAGTGGGTATATTCACGTTATTGATGACGCCACTGCGTATACTGGTAAATATCCATCCGATGGATCAATTGAATTAAAACCAGTAAATAAATTTGCATCAGATAGATATCTTTCAAGATATTTCTTAGATAGGCATCTTGTTGAGACACTAACTCTTCCAAATCCTATTGAAAGCATCATTATAGAGCCTAACGAAATTGTCAACTATTTTACACTCAACACAAAAATTCAATTATTGTTTGATAATTTAATATACACTTACGCTAATTTATTTTTAGGATCTACAAACATTCCAGTAAATTATACACATACATTAGGTGTGACTGGGCAAATTTTATCAAGTGGCCCTGTATTTGATTCTACTTTTAAGTGGGTACCAAAAACATCAATAAAAACTGCATTTGCATATATCTCAGCGGTACCAACGCTATCAGCAAACGTACCGGAATTTGATAATCTTAAAAAGTTTGTAACTATACCATATATAGATCAATCTGGTTATGGTATATTAGGTATTACAGATACACACATTATTGGCATGTCTTCTAATAATGTATTTGATCAATTCAGAGTCGTTTTATATACGTCTTTAATTGATAATAATACAGATGAGCATATTCGTAAATTTGAAGATATTACGTTTGATTCAGAAAAATATGCGTTTATTAGTGATAGTAAGACCAATCAAATTTATAAGTATGATATATTAGGATACTTTAATAATGACACTAGTATAGAGTTTAACAGGTATCTAGTTGAAACAGTTGGCGGTATTGGTAATGAATCTCGTACAGATAAATTCAACAAACCCACTATATTAGGATCTTCAAACACAGCAGTACTTGTATATGATTCTGCAAATAATTGTATCAAATGTTATGATACTAATTTAAATTACAAAGCAACAATACACACTAAGCATATTGTAAAAGATATTCAATACAGGAAGATAAATGATACGTATTACATTTTATTAGTAAGTTCTTCTAACAAAACTATACTACAACAGTATAACAATGTATTTATAAAAATTAATGAATGGGAATTTGAAGATCAGCTTGAACCTGAAGATGGGAGTTTTCATTCATTTCAATTTGCTGAACAAGATTCAAATGTATTTTATGTAATAACCGATAGGAGGGTATTCAAAAAGTATGTATCAAAACCGAATAAAACGTTAGCAACTTTTCAATTTGCTCCTTTCATAGATAATCTCAAACCGATTTGGAACAAAGAATACGCTACATGGAATTTTGATTATTTCACATGGAACTACTCATATGAATTTATAAGCACCAATACTATTAAAGACATAAATGTATTACCGTTAGATATTAATGGAGAAGACATGTTTTTACTTATAAATAGTAGGATTATTCATTTACAAGAACGTACAGACTATGAAACACTTTTAAGTGAACCATATGTTTCATATTATAATTTAGATAGTATCAAATTTAACAAAGATGAGTATGTTCAAAGTATCACATTTAACAAGGAATTGTTCAAACTTTATAAAAATACATTAACTTTAAAGGATTTACTACTAGGCAAGTTTTCCGCAAGTTATGATGAACAGAGTATTTTAAGATTTAAAGGTTATAGTTATATTACCAATGATGATTTTAACAATATTACGCTACAATCAGATTTTGACGCGTTTATTAATAACAATGAGTTGGTTCAAAGTGGTGTAATTAATCAAATATTTATAGAAATATACAATATTCAAGAAAAGTTATTAAGTTTAACACAAACAAATATATTAAATCCTATAGATTCAGGTAAATTTGAAATTGAATAACCAACAATTTGTATAAATAATTAGAAGCGATGAGTAACGTATATAACTTTCAAGACCAACAAATTGCATCAACTTATAAAAGCGTTTTACATTTGCAGAACTCTGATGGGTTTACTGGTATTAAATTGCGTGTTTATGACGGTGCTGGCACTCCTTCATGCTTACAATTAAGTACTTCTGGTGGCACTGCTTATTTTGATTCTAATGTAGTAATGAATCAACTTACATACCCTGCATTAAAAGGAAATTATTTAGACATTTTATATCAAAAAGACACTGCGGGTAACATTGGATTAACCAATATTTACAATTTATTAAGTGCGACTAACACAGATGAACCGTTAGGGCTTAATGGAACGTATTCAAACATTAAGACTATTACATTTACCGATGGTATTGTAACAGGTGTAACTACTGCTCCAACGGTACACACATTTTGGTTAGATTTAGAAACATTTAACCCGTGTGTATTGTCTGGTGGTCTAACATTGGCTGAATCTGGTACAAATGACGGTGAAAAGGTAAATAATAAGCCAACAAAACGTCTCCGTCCTACAAAACGAGATGACCAGTCTTCCACAGGTATTTACCCATATAATATTTACACAACCGGTTATAATAAAACATTTTTAACCACTATTAATAGTCAATTGATAATTAGTAATTACTTAAATCAAATTTGGTTAACCGAAGATTCAATATATGGCAAACCAGCAGTTGGTGATTACGCAATTGTAATGGTAAATATATCTCGTTCTAACTCATTAGATGTGAATTTAGATAGTGAAATAACAACATTTGCGTCACTCGCTCAGGGACAGCTATTTAAATTTACAGAAAGCGGTAATTGGGTATGGTTACGCTCATTTAGAAATCATCGATATGGATTGGGTAATAATGATAATTCAACATACTCTGACAATCAATTAATTTTATGGTCTGTGTCAGGGTTTTCACCATATGATTGGAATACTACCACTAGTGACAGCTTATCTGCTCCGTTTTATTATTCAAATATAAAAGGTTGGACCTCCCAAGGAGGATATAACGGGCTTAAAGCATATGAAATAATGAATTTTACTAGAACAACACCTGGTAGTCCAATAGCATATGGCGGAACATCAAACAGTGATAACGCTATAAGGCTAGGATATTATTTTATTGCACCGTTTGATGGTTATAATCCTAGTTCATCGAGCTTAGTCAAACTTCGTAATGGATATCATTAATTATGCCAGATATTAAAATTGTAAAATTCAAAGCACGCCGTGGGTCAGAAAGTCAAAGAACACAAGTTGTATTTGATGAAGGTGAAATACTGTATACTACCGACGGAAAACGACTATTTGTAGGCGACGGAGCAACTAGCGGTGGTACTGCTCAAACAGTGCGAATCCATCCACCCAATACATTATTTGAAAATACTAATGCCTTTCCTGGTGATTTAGTACTTCGAAATAATTTATTTTACCAATTGACTGGTACAAACCCGTCATTATCTGCTAACTGGGTATACGTTGGTGCAAAACCAGATAATGTTTCTATTAAGTTCACAGAAAATAATACATTAACAACAGTGGCATCAGGTATTACAGTGCAACCTAATGGTGCTTTAAATGTTAATGAAGACGGTGTAGGTGTAAATGTTGATGGCGATACTATTGAAATTGCTATTGCAGGTGAGTATAGTTATCTTCAGTTAAAAGATTTAGGAATTACAACAGATAAATTATCTAATGACATGTTCAATAGCGTGTTGTCTCCAATTGTAAAGGATACAACAAATGATATTTTAAACTTAAAATACAACACGTCAAATTTTGAACTAGTAAACGGCTATTTATCATTAAAAGCAGGTGCAGATGCAAACATAGCACAGCTAATGGAAGGGTCGTTAGCAACTGGTTCATTATATCTTGATTCAACTGGCACTGTTTTTGTATATGGTACAGATTCATTATCAAAAGGTGCATTTGGAAATGCAATGCCGGGAGGTGCTGTTAGATTTAAACCGCAACAAGCAATATTTGATCCACCATTTACGGTGTCAAATAGTATCGCAAAAATTGTAGGTAGTTACGCAACCGCGTTTGTTATTACAAAGGGTGGATATGTGTATACTACAGGCAACCCACCATCTGGTAGCACACAAACAAATTATTCAACGCACTTTAAATTGCTTAATACAAATACAGGTTTACCGTTGACAGGTATAACTAATATAGTAGCATCCCCTGTGAGCAATCTCACATATTTAAGCGCTTCATATTTTGCAATTGATAGCAACAACTCAAAGATTTACAGCTGGGGATATAACGAACAATATCAATTAGGGCATGGACACACAACATATGTATCTAATCCAACACTTGTTACCGATTTGACTGCAAAAGATATATACAACATTGTATGTATGTGCGGGGTTAGTAGTAGTTATTTAGACCCTGTTAGTGGAACTACATATGCATTAGCAAACACGGGTGTATATGCGGTTGGATCTAATCAATTTGGTCAATTAGGAATTGGTCAAAGTATCAATAATAAGTACGCAAACACATTTACATTAATACCCGGTACATTAATAACAACGGAATCTGCTCAAGTAGCTAATGTATATTGCTCATCAGATTGTACATATATATTGAGTAATGATGGGACTGTTTCAGCATGCGGTATGAATCCGTGGGGTATTGCTTATAGCAGTACTACCACACAAAATACATACTTAACCGCATTAAGCACTGTTCCTGGATTATCAAATGTAAGCAAACTTGCTGTTAATAAAGTCGCTTTATCTGGCACTAGATTTGCAATAACAACTTCAAAAGACTTATACGGTTGGGGCAGCAACGTATGCGGACAACTCGGAACAAATGCAACTACACATGTTGAACAGCCAACATATATAAAGTCTAATATAAATGATATTTTCATAGGTGGTAATGATCATACACAAACAACTAGTTTTTATGTAAATAGTGTAGGTGACATATACGGAACCGGTTATAGTGCAACTATTGGTGCAGGCGGATTTGGATATGGTTTAAACCGTGTAACATTTGGAAAAGTATTAATACCAAATATTTTAATTAGTAGCGGTGCCGTACAAACAATTCGATTTACCAATACTAACACTCAAATTGGTGAAGATATTCCATTATATACCGCGGAGATATTATTAAATACTGGTAAGGTGTTAAATGCAGGATATTTACCAAGTGTAAATGCTTATGCATATGCATTTCAAATAGTAACATTCTAATCAAATGGCGAGAACAATCACATTAACAGAAAATAATTTATTAAAGCTTTTAATTAGACGAGGTTCTAATGAAGAGCGCAAACAAGTCACTATCTCCCAAGGTGAACTAGCCTATATAACAGACGCTAAAAGAGTATATGTTGGGGATGGATCAACACTTGGTGGATATGTTGTTGGTAATAGATTTTATGGAAGTGGTACTTCCACACCAGTCAATTCATTAACACCTTCTTCAAGTATCACTAATGGATTTGCAGCAATTGGAGACACTTATTTTAACACCGATAATAACACATTTTATGTATTAACTGGTACTAATGTAACAAACTTATCTGCATATCAACGTGTTGCTAATATATGTTTTGGCGATGAAATAGAGGTTACTAGAGCAGCTAATGGATCGTTATCGTTATTACCATTAAGTGCAACTAGTTTTGATAGTAAAATCTTTTTAAATGGCATTACATCTTCAGGTGTATATCTTACATTAGGTACCACGCTTTCGACAAACAAGATTGTACCACAAAGCGGCACATCAATCACCTTAAGCGCTTCTGTTACAAATTATTTACAAATAGGTTCTAGTGATCTTAATATTGCACCTGCATCTATAACGACATTAAATGTTCCAAGAAAGATCAGTTTTGGAGCTAGTGCTCCAGTAACATTTCCTACATCAAACTGGGATGGTGCTCCGGGGTATGTATATAAAGATGGTGCAAATAATTTCTCATTAAGAAGTGTACCAACAAGTTACATCAATTACTTATCTGCACCGCAAGATATTTTAGAGAGAGTCACATATCAAAAAGTGGTAACAATTGAAGCTGGGGTATCATCATTTCAATTTGATGTCACTGCATTATCTGGTAGTGGACTAATGCGCACCGTTAGCGGTGTTCCTGGTGGTGGTGCATTAATTATAAATGGTATTATTGCTGATAGCGGGCCAACTGGTAAATATACTGCAATATGGTTTGATACTGATGCATATGGCGGTACAACCGCTCCGATACAAATTTATGCAATAGATGAAATCGCTGCAGGCACCACACAATTTAGAAGATTGTATAACGTTACTGTGCCTTTATCTTCACCGAGTGGCTTTGCATATTCTATTGGTACTCTCACTTTAAATGTGTCTGCAAATAATTTAACGACAACTACATTTACAATGAGTGTCATCGGTTATATTTAATTTTTCTTGATTTTTGAAAATCATATATTAATATTCTTAAATGGATATTATTTTTGATACCCCGAGTCATACTTATACAAATAAAATTACTGATGAAAAGTATATCTCAGTAACTACATTAATATCACAATTTAAAGATCCATTTGATAAAGACAAATGGAGTAAAATTGTAGCTGATAAAAAAGGTACTACACAGGATAAAATACTAGGTTTATGGGAAACAATTACTAAAAACGCTCAAGAACGTGGCACTAAGTACCATAAAATCATGGAAGATTATATTAAAGACGGTGTAATACTGGAAGAATACAAAAACGTCATCACATCATTTGCGCAAAAAATCAAAGGCATTAATGATGATGATACTGCAGTAGAGAGTGAAAAATTATTATACAATCACAATTATAAAATTGCTGGAACTGCAGATTTAGTATTAACAAATTCAAAAGGATTTCATATTTTTGACTTTAAGACAAACAAAAAAATCAATTTTTACAACAAATACAACACATTCTTCAAAGAACCGATTGATCATTTAATGCAATGTGAATACAACACATATGCCATTCAACTATCTATGTATGCATTTATGCTAGAAGAACTCATCCAACTACCATGCTTATCGTTAAGATTATTTTACTTGCGAGAGTTTCAAGATAAGACCTTTTGGCAGGAAATGAATACACCATACATGAAAGATTCTGTAAAAAACTTGTTGGATTTTTATAAAAAGACATTAAAATATTGATATGGCTAAATTAAATGCTAATGATGTAAACGACTTTTGGAACTTTGTTGATCAAGTGAGATGGTCACATACTGATGATCCTTTTACTGTAAAAAGACGTCTTATGAAAGAGTTTTCACCCACTCAAGTCAAGAATTTTTTACCAATCTGCAAGGATTTGAGCAGAAAGCTCGTTGAAAAGTATGTGCAAAAAGGCAACAAACTTTCTTATTTTGGTGCTGCAAACATTGTAGGTGCTGGCAAAGATGTATATCAACAATATATAACTAAACAAGGTGGTATTGATGAATTCAATGAAATTGTTGAAAAGGGCGGATACAATTGCTGTTTTTTTTCGGTAATCCCATCAGAAGATGATTATTTTGTATTAATGGAATTTCAATCAAATGATGAACTTGATTATGAAGAATGAGTATACAACTAATATGTGATCCTAGATCAAAAGTAAAAAAACGTATAGATCTTACGATTTTATCTAAAATTGCGACTGCAATTGTATGTGGAAATCGAAAAATAACAACTAAGTATAAACTCTTTATTAAAGAAATTCCAGGGGAAGTTTCTTATTGTGATTATCGAAATTCTACAATAGAAATATGTGAAGAGACTATGAACTCTAACCTGAATGTGTTAGTTGGAGATATCTTACATGAAGTATGGCATTTTATACAACTTAAAACAGATAAACTTTCTATTAAAAAGTTTCCCGATTCAAATGGATGCTTTAATACATACTTTAACCATCCTACTGAAAAACAAGCTCGTATTTTCAATATAA